CCCCATTTTTTCTGGCATGAGAACGATACTGTGGCACTGACAAGCAAGGGGTTGATGTGGACATATCCTCGCAAGCCCCTAACGTCTCTTTCCATATGCGTATTGCCCGAGCTATGTCCGTGGGAAGACAAGGAACTCAAGAAATGCCTTGGCCTCTGCACTGACAGTGCCCGAGACTACAACCTTATTTTTAACATACTCGAAAAAGAATGAAGTTGATATTTTTTGCTCTCATAAAAATATGAGCACCGAGTTTGAAAAAAGTCACTTTTCACGTTTGTAACTCTATTTATTGTCATGCAACGTAGCCGGATTACAATACAATGCCAAACATGTGGTCACACTTTTGAAGTGATAAAATGTCGAGCTTCCACTGCAAAGTATTGTAAGCGAAAATGCTATGACATTGCTCAGACAGAGAAAATCCCGTGGAATAAAGGTAAAACGTGGACTGAAGTATATGGAGAAGACAAGTCAGAAGAACTTCGTGAGCTAATAAGCCGATATTCATCAGGACAAAACAACCCAATGTTCGGACGACATCATACGTCGTCGGCCAAACAGAAAATGTCCGAGGCAAAAGATGGTATCATTCCTTGGAATATAGGAAAAAAATACCCGGGAATGTTTAGTCATATCAATAGGTTAGGAGAAAACAATGCATACATCAAATATGTTCTCAAAACCGAAGGTATCACATACCAAGAATACCAAGCCAGACTTGATAAAAAGGAACAGTATTATCGAGCAGTTCTCAATATCACGAACCTTCAAAAAATAGAAGTTTTGGAACATTTTGAGAAGAGGGCTAAAGCCCCAAATGAAAAAGCGTATCACTTGGACCACATATATCCCGTTAATCGTGGATTTTTGAATGGAATACCACCTGAAATCATAGGTGATATTTCAAACTTACGATTTATTCCTTGGAAGGAAAATCTCGCTAAGTCTGACAAGTTACTAAACGAAATAAACCAAGAGTTATATGCGAGCCGCCTTCCTCACTGAAATGGGGTTCCGTGGAAAAATTCCACGAGACCACTCTAATCTTAGAACAGAGTTTTGTTGGATGCACACTCTCGACGCAGACCACTTTCCTATTTTTGAATATGAACGTGTAAAAGGATATGATGTCATATTTATCATTTTTCCAAAGGCGGAAGTTCGTCTTAATGCAGTAGGAGTTGATTTGTTTGATGAGTTTCAAGTCAGATATAAACATGTTGGGGGCACTCTCGCTCCAAGCCCAAGAGAGCAACTCAAGATATATGAACAACCAGTGGTAGAGACCTTGAAGAAGAACAATAACATGGTCTGTAACGTCCAAGAAGGACCAGCATGGTTCTTCAACGAGTATGACTTGCCTACTCAGTTCAATTTCTATAACCATTTGTCAGAATGTGATGTCCTCTTTGCACATAATGAGTATGACATGCATTTCTACAAGGGACTTTTCCCCCAAACCAAGGTAGATGTAATCCCATCGCTGATGCTCGACCCTAATCTTCTCCCTACCCCTGAAGAAAAGAGCATCATTGGTGGCAATTTTGCCCGCTGGTATGGGGGATTTCAATCTTACGTCGTGGCTACGGAGTTTCAAGTGCCTATCTTTGTTCCTGCTTCTCATTGCAAGCGTAATGGTGAGGAACAAGTTCCCGGGCTGAAACATTTGCCGTGGGTAATGTGGGACGATTGGATGAAGCAACTCTCCACATTCAAGTATGCCGTCAACCTTATGCCCACAATTGCCGCAGGAACGTTCAGCATGAACTGTGCATACTTCGGTATTCCCTGCATAGGCAATGAGAAGGTTGACACTCAAGCAAGACTGTTCCCCGAGCTATGTGTGGATGTCAACGACATTCATATGGCACGTCATTTAGCCATTCAGCTTCGCAGCGACCAAGGATTCTATGACCATGTTGCTGCTTATGCTCGCAATACCTTGAAGGAAAGTGTTCATCTGGATGGTCAGAAATGGCTCAAACATGTAAAGGCGGTGCTCAGTGAATAATCGTTTCGTAATCCTTATTGGCAGCTACAACAACGAGCAATGGGTTGAACAAAACCTGAAGTCTATTCTTAGCCAGACACATGGTAACTTCAAAGTCATTTACTACAACGCCTGCTCCGAAGATAGGACGGGCGAAATTGTATTGGACTACGCCTCCTTCGACAAACGCATTCAATACTTCACTTCACCCGAGCGTCATCGCAAGACTTGGTTCTTTGAACAAACCATCAAGAACAAATGGATTGATGACAGTGACATCGTTGTAATCTTGGATGGGGATGACTTCTTTGCCAACGAAGAAGTTCTCAACTACATGAATGAGGTTTACAACCAAGCAAATTGCTGGGTTACGTATGGTGGTATGATTGTCTGGAATGGTGGAGATAGCACCCAAGAAGCTTTCCCGCAAAACTCCGAACCACCTTACGAAGTCAAGCGAGACAAGTTGTATCGGCACGACATGTGGCGGTATTCACACATGAGAACCTGCCGAGGATTCTTATGGAATCGGCTGAACACTACCGACCTTATCTCGGTTCATGACAACGAATACATGACGCTGGACGATTTGTCCACGGTCTATGCATTTTTGGAAATGTCTCCTGCGGAAAAAGTTTTCCGTGTGCCTGAGACTATTTACATTTGGAACAACTCCAAAGCCAATGAAAGCCGTGGCTGTGCTGAGAACAAGGTGAACAACATCGGTGCGATTTACGAGAGCGAAATCCGTGGACGCCCAAAATACAAAGAACTAGCCGTTGTTTCGCCGACCTTAGCCGGGGGCTTAGGGAACCAAATGTTTGAAGTAGCGGCTGCGGCTTCATTGGCCAAAGACAACGGTGCTCAGTTAGTCGTCAATCCAAACGAACACTTTCTCCCAAACCAAGGTAAAAATGTCAGCACCTACTCCCAAAACATTTTCCGTAAGGTTGTATTTGATGCCCAACCTCCCGTCAAGGTAGGCTATAGCTGGGAGAAGCCAACGTATAAGCCCATTCCTTACGCTCCCAACATCAAGTTGAGCGGCCACTATCAATCCTACAAGTATTTCGACCACAACCGAGATTACATCCGAGACTTATTTAGTTGTCCTGAGAAAATCAAAAATGAAATCTATAAGAAGTATTCTTCCCGAGGAATGCAGTTTGAAAATGTTACTGCTATACAGGTAAGAAGAGGCGATTATGTAAAATTTCCCGACCACCATCCCTTATTACACCCCGATTATTATGCTAAAGCAGTAAAATTGGCAGCAGCAAAGGAGATATGGGTTTTTAGTGATGACATCAATTGGTGCAAAGAAAACCTTCGTTTTGATTGCCCCGTTCAATACATCACAGACACTGATTATATCGAGTTATACATAATATCTATGTGCAAAAATATAATTATTTCCAATAGTAGTTTTGGATGGTGGAGTTCATATTTATCTAAGGCATCTAATGTTTATGTTCCATCCATATGGTACGGAAAAGCATTGTTGGATGAAGGATTTAATTATAATGATTTGATTCTTCCAGAATGGAATATAGTGAAATGCGAAAATTAACAACTAAAGATTTTATAGCCCGAGCCTCTAAAACGCATGGAAATAAATATGATTATTCCAAATCTATTTATTCTGGAGTAAAAGAAAAGATTGTAATAACGTGCAATAAACATGGAGATTTTAGACAATCCGCAGGAGCACATTTGCAAGGATTTGGGTGTAAATCATGTAGTAATAATTTGAAATTGACTACGCAAGAATTTATTAAACGTGCCAAAGAAATTCATGGGAACAAGTATGATTACTCTAAATCGGAATATAAAAATAGATATGAAAAAATAACTATAGGTTGTAAAATTCATGGATATTTTTTCCAATCACCCGTAAACCATTTATATGGAGAGCAGGGGTGTCCGGTATGTTATGGAAATTTCAAAAAATCTTCAAAAGATTTTATTGAAAATGCAATTCAACAACATGGAGATTTGTATGACTACTCTAAAGTAGATTATTCATCGGCACATTCTGACATTACTATCACATGTAAAATTCATGGGGATTTTTTACAAACTCCACACAATCATCTAAAGGGGCATGGATGTCCGATATGTAACTCTTCACGGGGAGAATTGAAAATTGAAAAGTGGTTAAAAGATAACCACGTCAATTACATACGACAGAAAACTTTCGATGATTTGCGGAATCCAAAAACAAATAAGAAATTACCATTTGATTTTTTTATTCCATTAAAAAATATATTGATTGAATATGATGGCGAACAACATTTCAAATGCATACATCATGGAAGACACAAAATGACCAATCGGGAGTTAAAAAACAATCAACGTAGAGACTCCTTAAAGACTAAATGGGCTAAAAACAATCAAGTTCAGTTATTAAGAATACCATACACGGAGTTTTCAAATATCGGAACAATACTTGCATCAAACATATGAAAAAAGTTACATATCACACAGCCGAAGAGCGTTCCAACTACGTTGACATGATTCCTCCTGCCCAAGAAGTTTGGGATTGGGTAAAGGGAACTCCTGATGGTGACGTTCACATTTTCGAGGACACATTCCTCCCCAACCACGTTCAGCATCCCAACAAAATCAAAATTGCAGCCATCGTCGAAGCCCCTGCTATCTACGACTTCTGTTGCGGCAACAATCCCTCTTTGTTTCATCCCTACAAGTGGATTCGAGAGAACCACCAACATTTCACCTATGTCATGAGTCCTCAAACGTGGCTCAAAGACTTGGTGGGCGACCGTTATCTGTGGATGCCTGCGGGCGGCAATCGCATCAAACTCGAAGAGTTTGGTATGTATGAAAAAGAACGATTGATTTCAATCGTTGCTTCCCACAAACAATGGACGGAAGGACACAAGCTTCGTCACGTCGTCGTCAATCGTTATCCCGGCAAAATTGAGACGTATGGTAGTGGCTACAACAACATCATTGACAACTACAATGGTGGACGACTTGGTAAAATTCTGGCGGTAGCTCCCTACTATTTTTCATTCGCCATCATGAACTCGAAGTCTGATGATTACTTTACGGAAATCCTTACCGACGTATTGGCCGCAGGAACAATTCCGATTTGGTGGGGCACAGATAACATCGGAAAGTATTTCAATCCCGATGGCATCATTTCATTCAACACAATTGAAGAGTTGGATGCTTTGTTGCCTACCCTGACTCCCGAACTGTATCACAGCAAGATTGCTGCGGTGCAAGAGAATGTTGAGAAGGCACGAGCCTACAACACTCGGTTCGATTGGGTCTTCAACAATTACAAACAGAAATTTGAATCACTATGAAATGTCTCGTCTTAGGTTCGTCAGGTCAAATCGGTGCGGCACTCGCAACCTATTTGAAATCGGAAGGCCATCAAGTCCGTCACTTTGACATTGCCCGAACAGCAGTGGAAGACTTGCGAGTGGCTGGTCGCATTGACAATTACATGCAAGAAGCCGACTTTGTGTTCTTCTTGGCATTTGATGTCGGTGGTTCAACGTATTTGAAGGCTTACCAACACACCTTCCAGTTCATTGACAACAACACCCGCCTCATGCAAGTGACCTTCGATGCCCTCCGAAGATATAATAAGCCATTCATCTTTGCGTCCAGCCAGATGTCGAATATGTCCTTTTCGAGTTACGGCACTCTTAAAGCCCTCGGAGAATTCTACACAAAGAGCCTTGGCGGGCTTGTGGTGAAGTTTTGGAACGTGTATGGGGTAGAACATGACCCGGCGAAGACACACGTCATTACGGACTTTGTGAAGATGGCCTTGGAAAACAAGGAAATTCGTATGCGAACCGATGGTGAAGAAGAACGTCAGTTTTTATACGCTCGGGACTGTTCTGAGTGTCTGTTGACATTAGCAGAACAATATAAAAATGTTCCCCGAGACCAAGAGCTTCACATTACCACATTTAAGTGGTTAAAAATTATTGACATTGCACAGAATATCTCTAAACTATGTGGTAACGTTCCAATTGTGCCCGGAGTGGACAAAGACACTGTTCAAAAGGGACAACGTAACGAACCAGACCAATACATCTTGAATCTGTGGAAACCTACCACGGAAATCAATGAAGGCTTGGTCGAGATAATCAAGCACTACCAATGATAACGTATCAACTCAATGGTGACATTACTTCCAAAGGAAAGACCCTCGTCTATTGTGGAACTAACAATGGCAATTCGCTGCGGGCATTAGCACGACAATACGAAACCATTTATGCCTTCGAGCCTGACCCTGAAATGTTCGCCATGTGTAAGGGAATAATGGATGGAATTAGTGGTGCTCACATTTTCAATCTGGCCTGCTCTGACAAAAATGGAAAGGCCACTCTTTACATCACACCAAATCGTGTAGCCACGTCTTTGGGTGAAAGTGCTGCTATCTGGTGTCCTGCTGGAACTCCTTATGGTGGAGATACTGGTCGTTATCATCCCAACGACAAATCCATCAAACAAGTCGAAGTTGAAACCATTAACCTCGGCGAATTCCTCAAAGCAAAAGGGGTTGACACTATTGATTACTACGTGTCGGACTGTCAAGGCAGTGATTTGACAATTCTCCGAACGATGGGTGATTATCTATCACAAAAGAAAATCAAGAAGCTTCACCTTGAGACTTTTGCAGATGTTCAACTGTATGAAGGGTTGGACAACAAGTTTTCCGGTTTCAAAGCTATTTTGGAGCCAAACTATCAAATCGAAGCAATCGTGCTTGGTCGCATTGGACAAATCGTGACCGATGAGAAAGACATTCCAGCCGAGGAATTGGAATGGGATACAACGTGGGCAGTCAAACCATAAAGTTATGAAAAAAGTTCTAGTCGCAGGTGCAGGCGGATTCATTGGCGGATTTCTCGTCAAAGATTTACTATCCAAAGGTTATGAAGTTCGTGCCGTGGACATCAAACCAGTCACCGAATGGTATCAAGCATTTAGTGGTGCTGAAAACATTCAATTGGATATGAAAGACCTTGGTATGTGCCGTTATGCTGTCACCAAGAATCATGGACTGGTTGGAAATTGGAAAGACAACGGAGTTGATGAAGTTTACAACCTTGCTGCGGACATGGGTGGAATGGGTTTCATCGAAACTCATAAAGCCGAATGTATGCTTTCCGTGCTTATCAATACACACTTGATTCTGGCAGCTAAGGAAGCTGGTGTGAAGAAGTTCTTCTACGCTTCGTCTGCCTGTGTCTATGCTCATGACAAGCAAACCACCACAGACATTGTTGCTCTCAAAGAAGCTGATGCTTATCCTGCTATGGCCGAAGATGGCTACGGATGGGAAAAGCTTTTCAGTGAGCGTATGTGCCGACACTTCATGGAAGACTACGGCATTCAGGTTCGGGTAGCCCGCTTCCATAACGTCTATGGGCCAAAGGGCACATATGAAGGTGGACGTGAGAAAGCACCAGCCGCAATTTGTCGCAAAGTCATTGCTGCCAAGCTTTCAGGCAATCACAACATCGAAATTTGGGGTGATGGTGAGCAGACTCGTAGCTTTATGTATGTTGATGACTGTGTTCTCGGCATTAACAAGCTGATGGATTCAGACTTCTCACAACCTATCAATCTTGGTCGAGAAGACCTTATTTCAATCAACCAATTGGTTGACACGGTGGAAGACATCGCTGGCATCAAGCTAAAGCGTTCTTACAAGCTCGACGCACCGAAGGGTGTTCGTGGCCGCAATTCGGACAACACGCTTATCAAGCAAGTGTTGGGCTGGGAACCAAGCATCACCATGCGTGAAGGCTTGGAAAAGACCTATGCGTGGATTTACGACCAAATGACCAATGGCAAAAAGTAAAGATGAAATTCTCAAGGATGTCGCTGAATACATTTTGGAAAAGCAAGCGGCAAAGAAGTGGACGCCCGGAGTAGATTGGGTTCAATATGCTGGTGCGTACTTCGACGAGAAAGAATACGTCAACGCCATCGGCTCACTTCTCAACGAGTGGTTGGTTCTTGGCGAAGATGCCATGAAGTTTGAAAGCAAGTTCCCACCGTTGCTCGGAAAAAAGCACGGTATTGTCGTAAACAGTGGTTCCAGTGCCAATCTTATCATGGTGCTGACTGCCAAGAAATACTTCAAGTGGGAAGATGGCACTAAAGTCATCGTTCCTGCGGCTGGTTTCCCTACAACCGTTAATCCCATCATTCAAGCCAAGCTTACACCTGTGTTTGTTGATATTGAGTTGAGCACACTCAACCTGAACCTCGACCAAGTTGAGGAAGCAGCCAAGAATGGGGCACGGGTCTTGATGTTCGCACATGTTCTTGGAAATCCTCCCGACATGACCCGTCTTGATGCTATCAAATCAAAGTATGGTCTGATTGTATTGGAAGACTGCTGCGATGCTTTGGGAACAACCTACGAGGGCATTCCTGTCGGTTCTACGGCAGATATGGCTACTTGCTCATTCTATCCTGCCCATCACATGACAATGGGTGAAGGTGGGTTTGTTGCCTGCTCCAATGACATTCAAGAAAAGATTGCCCGCAGTCTCCGTGAATGGGGACGTGGTTGCTTCTGTGTTGGTAAGAAAGCAAACCTTTCAACCAAAGGAAGCTGTGGTTGCCGCTTCAGCGCATGGATTCCTGAGATTCCAGATGAAATCTTCGACCACAAATACGTCTATGACAACATTGGCTACAATCTGAAGCCAATCGAACTTCAATGCTCAATGGGTCTGGCACAAATGGATAAGTTGCCTGAAATCCATTCACGTCGCAAGTTTAATCACCGCCGACTGTCACAGATATTCAACCCCTATGAGCAATACTTCCACATGCACGGGGCGACTCTGCTTTCTGACCCGTCGTGGTTCGCATTTCCAATCACAGTCCGTGACTCTGCTCCTTTTAAGCGGTCAACTTTGACACAATTCTTGGAAGGTAACAAAATTCAGACACGCAACTATTTTGGTGGGAACATTCTCTTACAACCAGCATATAGCGAACTAACCAAGGGATTGAATTCATATCATTGGAGTGGAGCAACTATTTCCAATGCTAAGACAGCATATCCAGTGGCAACCAAAGTTACCACCGACACATTATTCTTGGGAACAAGCCCCGTCATCAACCATAACCAACTTGATTACGTAGAAACAAAGGTCAACGAGTTTTTCAAAGCCCTATGAGCGTCTTCCGATTACAACACGTCCCGTTTGAACGAGATTTCAACGTCCACAAAGACCTTGACACCTTGGATTCAAATGAATGGGAAAACACAACCCGTGTCCACGAGAAGGGATGGGAAATTCGTTATGAATATGAAGCCCAGCTTGTCCGTGAAGTAATCAAGGAAGGGTCGGCCAAGACTGTCCTTGAAATTGGGTCTGGACCGGGACATTTGAGCCAACTGGTTCAAAAAGACCTTGAGATTGACTATCATCTGGTGGATAAGCCATTTGCTGAGAAATTCTTCAAGGAGAATAATTTTAAGGGCAAGTTCTTCGTCAAAGACATCGCCATTGACCTTGATACAAATGGGTTGAACTCTTCCTATGACTTGGTGATATGTAATGATGTATTGGAGCATTTGCTCGCTCCCTCTAATGTGTTACGTAAGATTCATGCTCTGACGACTGAAACCTCTCAGGTCTTAATCAGCGTGCCCAATTGGAGAATGGGGCATCAATTTCTCTACCGTGGACTGTGGGATTACGACAACGTGTTGTATTTCTTCTACATTCATGGGTTTGTGGTGGATTCGGTTTACCCGTCACCCCTACAAACACCTGATTACCCACGGTTGCAGGCCGAAGAAGAAATGCCCGAAGAACTAAGAACCAGTTGGAATTGGTATTTTGTATTGAAGAAAAAGGTATGAAACACGAAGCATCACTAAACCAGATTTTTGAAATGCTCTACGAGCCTTGGATGTCCCAAGAAGACAAGGATTACGTCAAGAGCGAACTTCTGAAAAGCATGGGCGTTACAATGGAACAGTTGGACGAAGACTTAGAAACGGGAGTCAAAAATGGCTTCTCAGTTGAAGTTCAACTTGAATTGATTCGCAAATTCATTGCCAAGAAGCGCAAACAAAAGCAAGACGGAGTATGAAAAAGATTGTATATGTCACGGGATGCCTCGGATTCATTGGGGCATATGTCACGCAAGCCTGCCTTGACAAAGGCTGGTATGTCATTGGCGTTGACAAGATGACATATGCTTCTCAACCAGACCGTCTGGAAGCCTTTCAAAAGAACCCCAACTTCAAGTTCATCAAGTCTGACATCAACGACCTGACATCCTTGTTGGATTGTGACTATGTTATCAATACTGCGGCAGAAACGCACGTTGACAACTCTATCGTAAGCAGCGATGAATTTCTCCACTCAAACATCAATGGTGTCAAACATTTGTTGGAACTGATTCGGCAAAAGGGTCTCTTTAAGATGCCCACCTTGCTTCATTTCAGCACTGATGAAGTGTATGGCGACATTTCCGAAGGCGCACACACCGAGAAAGACCTTCTCAAGCCCTCCAACCCATATTCAGCAACCAAGGCGGCTGCTGACATGCTCATTTTGGCTTGGGCACGAACCTTCAAAGTCCCCTACATCATTGTCCGGCCAACCAACAATTACGGTATCGGCCAATACGTTGAGAAGCTGATTCCCAAGACAGTAAAATATCTGAACTTGGACCGAAAGATTCCCCTTCACAACGGAGGCAAGCCCTATCGCATGTGGCTACATGCTGCGGATACGGCAGAGGCAGTCGTAACCATCATAGAATCAGGTGTTACGAACGAAATCTATAATATCTCAGGAAATCAGGAGTTACAGAACATCGAAGTTGTCGAACGAATTGTCCACATCATGTATGGAATAAAAAATGTTGAACAATTCTGCGATTTCACGTATTCTCGTGATGGTCAAGATGTCCGCTATGCGTTGGATGACTCCAAGCTTAAAGCTTTGGGATGGAAGCCGAAAAAACAATTCGACTACCAATTACGCAGCATCGTGGAACATTACACCGACCATTTTGTATGGTAACTCTGAACAAAGACCTGAAACGCCGCATCATTGAGATTGCATACAAGAACAAACTGTCCCACTTGGGCAGCTATATGTCTTGTGTGGACACCATCGAAATGATTTTCAACCAGAAGTCTCCCGAAGACATCTTCATCCTTTCAAACGGCCACGCAGCCTTGGCACAATACGTCGTTCTGGAAAAACACCACGGCGTAGATGCCGAGAAACTATTCAAGAAACATGGTGGTCATCCTCACTTAGACCCCGACAACTTCATCTGGTGCTCCACTGGTAGTCTTGGAATGGGAATTTCTGTCGCTGTAGGTCGGGCCTTGGCAAATCCTTCTCGCAAGGTATATGTCATGCTCAGTGATGGTGAATGCGCCGAGGGAGTCGTGTGGGAAAGCCTCCGATTCATCGCCGACGAGAAGATTCCAAACATCAAGGTTTACATCATGCACAATGGATTCGGGGCATATCGTGAGATTCCTCTGAATACGTTTGCTGCCCGTCTCGCACCGTTCAATAGCAATGGAAACATCACCATTGTTCATGGCATTCAGAGAGCAACCGAAGAATTTCCGTTTTTGAAAGGTATGAATGCCCACTATCATATCATGAAAGAACCAGACTATCTTGTAGCACTGGAATTGACCAAGGAAATGCCATTGGTCGCTGGGGCAACGATTGTCGAAGGAGCACCACAGTAATGAGAAAAGCATTTGCTGCCAATTTGTTGTCGCTCATGGGTCAAAATGAATCCATTGTGCTGATTACTGCCGACATGGGCTATGGTCTATGGGATGCTGTGCGGGATACCTATCCAACTCGCTTCTTCAACGTTGGTTCTGCCGAACAACTCATGATTGGCGCAGCCTGTGGCATGGCGTTGGAGGGTCGTGTGCCTGTTTGTTATTCAATCACCCCATTTGCCATCTATCGGCCATTCGAGTTCATCCGCAACTACATGCATTTTGAGAACACGCCCATCAAAATCGTCGGCGGTGGACGCAACAAAGACTATGGATACCTCGGCTACACCCATTGGGCAGATGAAGACATCACAGTTTTGTCAACTTTGAGCAACATTGCGCTTTACAAACCCGAGTCCGAAGAAGCAATGGCTCATGCAATGCATCATTTCATCAATAATGGTCGTCCATCCTACATGAATTTGTCAAAATGAGAGTTCTAATCACAGGTGGGGGTGGATTTGTTGGTAGAAATCTTGCCCGCATACTTCCCAAATACGACCACACAGTTCTCGCTCCAACTCGTCAAGAGTTGGATATGACCAATTACGAGGGATATGTCGAGTATTTGAATCGTCATTGTCCCGACGCCATCATACATACTGCATTCAAAGGCCATTTCTCGGCTCAAAACACTGAGAGTGATTTGGTTTCCAACCTAACCATGTATGAAAACATCTACATGGCCGACTCGATTGAGCGTCCGACGATTATTTTTGGTTCGGGCGCAGAATTTGACCGTCGTTTCCCAATTGATGATGCTCGTGAAGTTGAACTCTTTCACAACTACCCCTTGGATTTGTATGGGTTGACCAAGAACATCATTTCTCGTCGCTTTGTCAATGGCACATATGACGACGGGTGGGATGTTAGCAATCCATTCTTACTTCGTCTGTTCGGCTGCTTTGGAGCAGATGAACCTGATTTTCGATTCATCAAACGTTCCATCAATCGGTTGAAGCAAGGTTTGCCAATTGAAATCCTCAAGGACAAATACATGGATTTCTTTTACATTGACGACGTTGCTGCGGTCGTTGACCGTGTTATCACAGACCAAGAAAGTGATACTCGGCATATGAACTTGGTCTATCAGAAAAAAGTTCTGCTGTCTGACCTTGCTAAAAACATTTGTCACGTCATGGGTAAACTTGACAACTTTGAAATCAAGACCCCCGGACTGGATAACCCTTACACTGGTAACGGTATCGTATTGGCACAACAAGGCTATGACTTGTATGGTCTCGAACAAGGCATTGTCCGAATGGTTGAAGAATTAACATGACTACTCTTTCCAAAGACTGCCCCAAGTGTGGGGGATTGATGACCTACACACATCGGAGCAACCTCTTAAAATCAATCCGTCTTAATCTTACCTGCACGAGTTGTAGCCACAAAAATAGGCCATATGAATTTTTACTTACAACACTTCGACACAAAGCCAAAAAACGTAATGTGCCCTGCAACATAACATATCAAGAATTCGTCAGGTTTACTGATATAAAATCTTGTAGTTATTGTGGATGTGATATAGAATGGCAACCTCACGCTCGTAACCGGAGAGAGAACCACTATAATTACTATCTTGACCGAATAGACAGTAATCGAGGGTATTCAGTAAAAAATTGTTGCGTCTGCTGCCCAATGTGTAATGGCGTAAAGAGTAATGTGTTCACTCACGATGAAATGCTACTTATGGGAAAGACCATCCGAAAAATAAAGAACATACGTCATGTCTAACCAAATTACATTTTGTATCAATACTGCCAGAAACGAACGATTTCATTTGGAACTACTGTTTCGTTCATTGCATAGAAATCTATCACGACATGACCATGAAATCATTGTTTATGTTGAGAATGACAACCAAGGTACAGTTGAGTTTTTGAAGACTCAAAAATCTATTTTCTCCGATCTAAAAATTGTCGTAAACCCATTACCAATACCTATTGGATATGCCCGAAACATCAACCTGATGTTTGAAATGGCTAAGTATCCAATTGTATCATATTTACAGAGTGATATGGTAATTTCGACTGATTACGACTTGGAAGTTCTTAAGCACTTAAATGAATCAAACATCATATCGTCCACCCGCATTGAACCACCATTACATCCTGAATCGCCCGAGAAGATTACTCACGATTTCGGACTCAACCCACGGGCATTCGACTTGGACGCTTTCACCAGATTTGCCAACCAACGAAAGCAAGACCGAATCACAAACTACTGGTTTGCTCCCTTCACCCTCTACAAAAAACATTGGTTAGAGATTGGTGGTCATGACACACTTTTCCGTCGGTCTCGTGAAGACTCTGACCTTCTGTATCGCTTCACAATGAAGGGGCTGAAGATTGAACAAGCATGGAATGCTCTGGTCTATCACTTTACCTGCACGTCATCCCGAGGCATCGAATGGTGGACGGAAAAGGCCAAGGCACGCACGGCATTGCAACAGCAGGCCGACATGGTGGAAATGACCCGCTTCTTACAGAAATGGCCTACGTTCAAACATGACACGACATTTGACCCTGAAAAAGAATACAAGTATTGGGTCAGTGCAAACTTTACCAATGTCACCCCGCACAACGCTGCGCCTATCATTCAGAACTACTATCGGTTTCAACGCATCTACGTTGACAACTTCGTAGTGCGTCAACAGTTCCGTGATTCGTTCAACAAATTCCACGACTTTGCCAACCAGTTGTTGAATATCAGCCCTTCGGATTGGGAACTCTACAAGAAATACTACCGAACGCTCAAGGCCGAGGATGTCTTTGTGGACTTCCCCGTGCAAGACGACGTAGTGTTGAACGTGGATATGACGCAAAGTGAGAATATCTTCAATGATGTGGTCATTGTCAAAATCAACGACATCATACATGAGAACAACGCTTCATTGGAAGTGGGAACGTTTGAGTTAGGCAGCATCACCGTAAACATTGCCAACGTCCCTGTGAGGAATCGAATTCAAGAGGCTCTGGTCGTCAACAATCCTCCCATTGATGACATAAATTTTCGACTTCTGTAAGGCTATTTATAGACATGATACTAGCATGTTCTATAATAAGTCTCATTCTACTTCTGTGGTTCAGAACCGACGTGTGGGTTGAGTATTGCCGCTTGTTCGGTCTTAACTTCCTGTCGTTCTACAAAGACTTCGATGCCAAACAATACCAAGACGTATCGTTGACGTATCACATCTACCTACGTCGTTACCACAACTGCTTTTTCGTGCGCCTGATTACGTGCCCGATTTGTCTTGCAGTGTGGCTATGCCTATTCTATTTGCTGGGGAAGTGCATTCTGTTCTTGCTGGCATCCCTCGTTGGGGTGGGCTTCCTGACGATTCTGATGACCCTCTTCGGGCTTGCATGTGAACTTCCACTCTTGATTCTTGGAAGTGTGTTTGTGTTTGTAGTCATTGACCGACTACTCGGGTAAGAAATGAATATCAACAATCCAACCGAAATGGCACGCTTCTTAAGTGCCAACAATCTGGTTCAACTTGACCAGAGCTTCATTCAGTTGGTGCATTGTATAAACAACTACGCAGCTTCATGCAACTGCCACAAAAAATCCGATAAAGATGACCTTTATCGGACTTGCACGAAGATGTATTTGGATGGGGTCCGCCATGTTGTATCTCGTTTCAAAAACGAGTTTCTATCCAAAACGGGTGAGAGACAGGTTGCCTTCTACTCGGAACAGAACCAACTCATACTGATAATATCCCGGTAGTCGTATGCTTGAAGTAAGTGGTTGAGTTCAATGCTTCCAAAACTTTTCCTTGAAGATATGGGTCTTTGGTAACGCATCCACCCGGAGCAATTCTTCGACTTTCCCATTCCACCTTGACATCGGCCATTTCCTGAATGAGAGGGTCATTCTTGGCTTCTTCTTCGTTGGGGGCTGGGTCGAATACCTTGCCTTGAACAGTATCGCCGTATCCGTCACGGCAATCTTGCATGGAGAACCGACGAAGATGGACAAATTGTCCATCCCACTTCTCGTGAAGCCATTTGGCCTCATTGACAAACCGAACATCGGAAATGAGTGCTACGAAGCGGTCATCGCTCATTCCAGTGGCAGCTAATTGTGCCTGAACCGCCTCCAACTGCTTGTGAACTTGTTCCACCCAATACAGTCCACCATTACTCAAATCTCGGCGAGCGCAGCCCCACCAGACCATCAAGGGGCGAAGTTTGCTCTTAGCGTTGGAATCGCTGGTGTAAACATCCAACTCAAAGCAGTTGGCCTTGAGCATACTTCCAACTTCAAGTTTCAGATTGTCGGCAAACGCAAACCGCCGGGAAGTGTATCCATTCTTCTCAAGAATGTTTTTTGCAATGCTGACAAACGCATCTTTGCCTGCACGAGCGAAGCCGCCAATACCGATTACTTTCATAGATTTCAGTCGTCCGATTTTTCATCAAACAAGTCTTCAATCTCTTTGTCTTCAAGCCCGAATGCTTTACAGATGTTCACCAATTCGCCTTGACCAGCCTCAGTGCGAAGGAGTAAGTTGACATACTCGTTGGCCTGATACTTGGCAACTTGGAATCGTTTGGCAACGTAGCCCAACAGTTCCTTGCTGTGCTTCATCCGCTTGGATTTAACCCACGGGAAGAAGCGATTGCTCTTTGGAACAAGTGCAATCAAGAGTTTGTAGAATTGGGGAGAAGGAATCTTGTCAAAAATCTGGTAGAGTTGTGCCATCGTCTCCAAGATTTCTTCGTCCATTGATAAGGCACGAATAATCATGAAGTGATTGAAACTCTTGCGGTCTTCGTCGGACAGATTAGTATAGTAATCTGGATCCTGCACCTGTCGAATGTGCTTCACATGGTCAAAAAGCGTGCGCTTCTTTGGTCCTTCAACTTTGCTGCTGTCGGAGGATTTTGACTTTCTTTTCAGTGGCTTTGAACTCATGGAAGAATGTTTCGAGGTCTTTGGCTAAAATTTCATCGTTCGCCCGCAAGGTCTGCTGGTTCTCTTGAAGCAGCAAGATTTGAGGCTTTAGGTCGTCGAGGGTCTTGGTGAGTTGTTCAATCAACTCGGCTTCCTTCTCCTGACGTTTGTTCAGAAAAAAGAACAGGACTGTGAGTCCTGCCAAGTAGAGTGCAACACAAATAGTGGCAATGGTAGCGAGCATTAAGATAGTCCTCTCAAATCATCATACAAATCCTCGTTTGGTTGGCGAATGACTTGTTTGATTTTGTCGAAGTTGATTCGGCGGTCTGCCCCGTGTTTGCGGGGCTTGGTAAAGGTCTTCCCACTTTTTACAAAGTGACGGTCATTTTGCTTGTAAGACTTGCCCATAGGCTTTTCTTCTGTTTAACGCATCCTACCACATCCCCCTATATCCATCAAGTTATTTTAACTCCCGAGGACTATTTATCAATATGCTCGCACAAAACGTTGTCAACTCGGAAAAGAAGGGCGGAAAAGTCCTCGGTCAAGTATTCCACCTGTTCTATCCCGACCTGAATCATGCGGTTCTCTTCGACCGTGACTTCACCCAGCCAATCATTTGGGGGTCTAAGAACGTTGTCATGACAACCTTGAAAGGCATTGATGAATTGATGGGTGTGCAAAAAGCCGCCAAGGTTAGGATTTATTCCTACATCTTGACGGCGGATGGGTATCGGAGAATTGATACCTACAATGGTCCAATCGAGACCATCGGAAAATACATTCGTCGCTATTAAAGCAGACAAACTTCAAACGAAACTACGTCGAACCGCTCCCCGTCGTAGTCTTCCAAGTCAAATTCCAACTCAACTTGTTCTTCATCCAAATGGACATAGACAAGTCGCTTCTCTTGGAAGTCATAAATGCCGTATATCTTGTATGTCGAAGGTTTGAGGGCTTTGAGAATTTCCTTCTTCGATGGTTTCTTTGACTTCGCCATAATCAAGATACACGGCATTGTTGTGGGGTTACACTGCGGAAGTGACCGTTGTCGGAGCAGTAGGAACGGTGGCAGTTTGGGTAGGAGTGCTGACGCTGATGGCATTCACCAGTTTGTCGGCATTATCAACCAAGTTGATTGAATCGGCCTTGGCCTTGTTGATAACGAGTTGGGTCACAGGAGCGACGACGAAGACTTTTTGGGGTCTGCCTTTGCCGCCAGTGAGACTGCCAATCTCGACGACTTTTCCATCTTCAATCTTTTTTGTCAGCTTCACCCGAATGGTGATGTCAGACTTGGAAGCAGTGAGCAGATTGGAATTGAGCTTCACCAAATCTTGAATTGTAAAATACGTTGCCGATGAAGTTGGCAGCGACAAATCACGATTTGTGTTATTCTTACGTTGAGGTTGTTTCATAAATTTGAATTGTGTTAATTGTGTTCACCTTGCAGTGACGCCTGTGAGGTTATCAAAAGTTCTATAATATGTCAAGACCTTTTTTCATGCAAGTCGTTATAAAAAGGGATTTTATAAAAACTCTACTGTGTCGCCCGAGTTAAAAAAAGCTTGTTCATCGTCTTGGCCAAGTCCACAAGGCTTTCGGGGTTAATGAACTGTGCATTTTTGCCATACATCTTCTGGAAGTCCTTTTTCAAGGTATCGGCATATTCATTCTTGACATCGGTCTTTTGCTCTGTGATGAAGTAGCTCATAATGTCCACGCCTTTGGCTCTAATCTTGTCCACCTGAGCCTTTGTGTGGGTTGTGCCAGTCTCACGCATGTAGGACAGTCTAACGCCCTGTCCGGGCATCCTGATGACGTAGCAAGGCTCGCCATCGGAGAGGTTCAGGAAATAGCGGTCTTCCTCGTCAGGGGTGATATTCTCGAAAAGGCTCATGATTGCCCCGAAAGCCAGTCCCTCGGGGGTGCAGCCATTTGGAACGAGGTAGGGGAAGAGATTTTTCACTTTTGAGAATCTGTCCACGCTTGAATCGTATGCCAATACCACATACGGCAATTCTGTGCCTGCGGTCTGTTGAGTGGCACGGAAGGAGACGGTGACATGGACATTATCAATCATGGAAGTTGCTCGGCAGATGGCAACTACAGCGGTCATAGTCTGATTCCATTTGTCGCCTGACATTGAACTACTGGCGTCAACGGTGATATGCAGACTGGCTTTATTATGCTGTTCAATTCGGGTCTTGAAGAACAAATCTTCGGCATCAAAAGCAGCTTCATGCAATTGCCGACGATTGATTTTCCCATTCTGCTTGCGAACGATTTTGATAGGATTGACTTCGTTGCGAATCTGCAACTTGCGACCAAGCTTCGTGCCGATGGCGATTCCCTTCTTGACTGCATCCGCAACGTCTTTGGGAGGTTCGGGGTCATCTTTTCCAAGACCAAACTTTTTGACGCCGCATAAAGGGAACATGTCTTGTCCCGAGAGGACAAGTTCTTTGGTCATTTGCTGGACAACGATGCAATCCACTTTCAAGTTACCATCATCACCCAAAAGCATTTCCGGGCAATCTACTCTGACCAGCACAATACCATGTTTCTCAATCAAGTCAAGCAGTTCCTTTTGCTGTGGCGTGACTTGAGCCTTGGGCATTTCACCCCGCAAGAATTTGCGCTGGCTTTCCACAAGGTCTTTGATTTGCTTGCTGGCATCTTTGTCAAGGTCTTGGTCGGCGACTTTGTTTACGATGCGCTTGTTCTCTTTGTGGTCGGTTGGGTCGGGGTCTTTACCCATCATGACATCCGACATGTCTTCAATCATCTTCTTACTGACATCTACTTCTTCATCTTCATCACCCTCTTCGTCGGACTTGTCCTCTTGCGATTCCTTCTTAGGCTTATCCTTGCCTTTTTGTTCCTTATCGGCCTTTGGCTCGTCTTTGGATTCCTTTTCAGACTTTTCGTCTTCTTGTGATTCTTGTCCATCACCGAAGTCAAAGAAGTCTTCGGGCTTCGCCAATCCACCGCCTTGTTGTGGCTTTCCCTGCCCTTGACTGCCTTGTTGCTGCTTTGGGTCTTCTTTCTCTAAGCAATCCAAGACAATCTCCACAACTTTGAACGCAACTTCCAATCGGTCTTCGGTGCGCTTGAGTCGAGAAATGTTGCTGATGTCAATCACGTCGGCGATTTCATCAAGCCGAGGCAAAGCCATCAAATCACTGTTCTCGTTGGTGAAATTGATGATACGAAAAGAATAGGAATCCAGACTTGGATAGCGAAACATGTCGCTGGCCAGATATTCATCAATTTCGGGAGCGTTGAAGAATCGGTCATAGAGTGCCACATAGTAGCCCCGATAGCCCGGTGCTTCATTGAACACATAGTCATCAATATAGCGGTCTTCGATGACATTCCACATGGTATGGATGAACTTCTCCAATGATGGACGCCAAATGTTCTTGGAGTCTGCCTTGGCAAAAATATGATGGGGAATGTTTGTCCATGCAATCTTCACCGAGTCGAAGTCAGTCTTGAGAGTATGGGCAGCTTCGTGGAGGGCTTGACCTACAGCGACATCAAAATCATACTTATTGGTGATTTGAGCCGAAATGTAAATGGTCTTGCCACCGAAGTTTACCGTAGCGTCTTGGTCATTGAAATAGACGGGGATGTTTTGACGGGTAAGAATGCGAACGAAATTTGCGATGGCTTTCCGAATGGATGAAAGCCGAACCATGTCAATGCTGAACACAACACTTCCGTTAGCAGGGTCAGTCTGCTCTTCAAAATAGTTGGCATACTTTTCAGCATCCAACCAAAAGTCTGCTTCGGCTGGTGACAGTATGTGGCTCATTAAAACGGCTTCTTTTTCCGAGGGTCATTGATGGGACTCTTGACATCCTTGGGGAAATACTTCTGCAAAATGGATTTCACGAACGCCCGTTCGCTGTCTGCCCCACCTTCATCGGGATACTCTGGATAAATAGCAGCCTCGGCAATCTCTTCAAGGTTAAACCCATCCATCACCAACTCAGCCATTTCGACCATGTTGGCAGGAGGGATGATAGTTGAAATGGAGGCGTCTTCCATCCGAGATTGTTCAATCAAATCTTCATAGACATTGGTGAGCAACGTCATCAACTTTTCCTGTTCGGGAGTCCGAAGGTCGAAGAGAATCGTAAACAAATTCCTGAGTTCCTGTGCCGAGAGTGGATTCATTTCCAACTTGATTGGGAAACGACGGGCAGATGCCTTGTCAAGAACTTTGGTTGCCGTATATTCGTTACCAATGTTTGCTGTAGCAATGAAACACACTCCATCGGCAACAGTGATAACTTGACTGTCTTCCGATTCATCAAGGCGAAGGCAACGCTGAATTGGGTCTGTGACGGTCATCAGAATGTTCCATGCGTCGTGTGTGCCACGAGTAAATTCGTCAAGGAGAACGACGGTGTTGGGTGTAGTGATGGCTTTGACAAATGCCGATTGGTGGAAGACTGTGCCCAATTCCTTTTTGTAGGTCGTGTTGCCAATCAACGTTGCACGGGCATCTTGCGTTGAGCCAATGTTGAACTTCTCAAATGGTCGCCCAAGTTGGGCGGCAACGCATCGTGCTGCCATTGTCTTGGCGCACCCCGACGGGCCTACAATCATCACGTTTTTACCCCGTAAAACGGCTCGCAGCAAATACTTCCACTTCAAATCACTGATAATCAGTTCTTTGGGTTTTGTGGAGGCAGCGTTGCGGATGATTTTGTCAAAATCTACTTCACTCATTCTACCGAGTATGGCATAACTCGGGTTGGAAGTCAACAAAAAAGCACGTCCCGAAGGACGTGCTGTTGAAGATTGAAAATGAATCAGGGTTTAACCGTAAGCTTGGTGTCTGGTTTGCGTTTGCGAAGTTTAACCGGGTCTTTGACTTTGTGTGAATCTTGTTTCTTGAAATCACCAACTTCTTTCATCGGCTTGTCTGGCAAATCTTCTTCCTTCTTAACGTCTTTTTCTGTGAAGTCTTTGTCTTTGTTCTTTGCAGTCTTTGGGTCTTCGTTGGTAAGCGGCTTAATTGCGGGCTTGTCCTTTTGTGGCAATCCCTTGTCAGGTGCAGGAGTTTGGTCTTCACGATTACGATATGATTTGTCGTAAGCTTTTTCAGTAGTAGTTGTAGTGCCAGAAATGTTGTTCTTGACGAATTCCTTAACTTGCTTCCAAGTCAATCCAGTAACTAGAACTCGGTCTTCGTTCCGAGTCATCATTTCGACGACATAGGAATCTTCCCACCGAGGCGAAACACGAATGTATTTCAAATCACGGCCATTGACCATAATATCGTCGTGGTCATCCCACACGATACTTACGCTCTCGTCCTTCTTGCCAACGAAATCAATCAAGTCGGCAAGCAAAGCTTCTTTGTTTGAGGCATCACGGCTGTTAGCGTCGGTCGCAAACGTCTTGGTCTTCTTCTCGGGGTCAACGCCGTTACCATTCATTTCAGGAAGGCGGGTTTGGGACTTTACTCCCACTGCGGAAGTCTTTTCCATTTCTTCCTTGAGAATACGACGAACGAGATTGTGAAATTTGTCTGGTTGCATGGCAGTGTATTTATATTTCGCTACTTATAAATATGGCTCTGGTTGCGGAAAAGGTGATTTTATAACATACCTCGGGATACCTGTGCTGGGATGTTTTGGGCATCCTTGCAAACGATTACCCGAAGATTTGGGTTGGACTGACGAAGCACCATTTTTTCGGCGTCGTTGCGGGGAGCAAGCACCGCACAGTCAAAGGGTTGTTTCTTGGCTTTATTGACGTTGATTGCCTCGAAAAACTCATGGGTATCCCCGTAAGTTTTGATGACGACTTGGTTGTTATACCATTCTTTGAGAGCACTTACAACCTGAGTCACAAAGCCGTCGTCGGACGAGAAAACAGCTACATGATACTTCTTAACCAATAAACCAGTCATAGATTTTATTCGCTCTTTCTCAAACGCTCAATCTCTGCTTCATACACAGCCAGAGTCTTTTTGAGGGCTGAAATTTCCGACCGCATGGTTTCTACCAACTCATCGCTGGCAACCAATTGTTTCTGAAGGACCATAAGTCGGCTTTTGTTTTCTTCAATCTCTTCTCGAAGAGATTTGTTTTCATTGTGAAGGGCGTCAATTTCACGCTTGAACTCGTCACGCATGTCATTCATTACACCCCGGACTATTTGCAATGCCTGCGTTTGGACATCAGCCTCTATCTTGGCACGATTGACTCGTTCCGAGGCCGCATTACGTTTGCGGGCAATCAAATACGCAAAAACTGCTGCCAAAATGGGCGGCAGAATTGTGATTAAGACATTGACATCAAGCATAGGTATCCACAGACATTGTGTTATGGTTATAAATATAGAAAGAGACCCGTAAACCTAAAAAAAGTTCACGGGTCTCTTTTGTTCCTAAGCAGATTATTTGGCGGCTTTTGGCTTTATTTCGCAGACATCGTTGTTACAGAACTTCTCAACGTCCGCCTCTTCATTCTTGATGTGTTTGAAGCGAATTGGGCTGAGTTTGTCCACCAACTCGTTATACTTCTTCTCCGTAATGGCCTCATATGGCATTTGCCGATACGTTCCACCACTTTCCAGCAATGGCAAAAATGATATGCCTTTTAGCTGATATTGATAGAAGTTGAGCACATGCTTGATTTGTTCCGCCTCTTCCTTACGGAAAGAAATTGTGCAGGACACCTGATTGTCTGCCCAATACCGTTGCAAGAACGCAGCCATCGCTGCCTGCTCCCAAATGCTAACGTCACGAACAGGACGAATGTTGTCACCAATCTTGACTGGAATCTCAACAACCAACGTGGTTGTTTCCGACCCGTAGCACGGCTCAATCTTGTAGCCAGCGTCTTTCAACGGCTGAATCAAGTCACTGTGCTTCGAGAGACGCATACGACGAATGTAATACACGTTCTCAGGATAGTGGATGCCGGGAGTCGCACCAGCCAACAAACTGACCGTTCCCGATGGTTTGATAGAAGTCTTCTTGATGCTCTTCGGAATAGCCAGCCAATCCGAATAGACTTCATCATAGTATTCCAACTTCTTGTAGCCCGTTTCACACCAGTTCTTGAATTCATGCAAACCATGCTTTCCAACGAACTGTGCGATACCGCTCATACTGCAACCGATACGACGGTTACGCAACATGACTCGATTGGTTTCTGCCCAATGAGTTTGTCCAAGAGTAACTGTCTTGGCGTAAAGATAGGCATACTTAAGGGTAATCAAGTAGTCTTCGAGGGAATCATGATTGAATGGGAAGGTTTCAACCAAGCAGCAGAGTTCATACGATTCAAGGCTTTGTTCCAAACATGGATTTCCACCTTCAACCCGATGGTCTTTGTTGTCTTTGCCGTTGTTCATGCGGGAATATCCCTTCATGTTTTCCAGCCAAGCAAACCCCGGCTCGCCGTTAATCTTGGTGCGATTGGCCGACTCGGTATAGTCCATTCCGAGGTCGCAGAAAATGGAGTTGTTGGAAGTCCAACCATATTCCTCACGTTGAGGATTGACTTTGTAATTCTTCAAATCCAAGTATTCAGATGACTTGTAATCACCGAACACAATTTCAGCCGTGCGGCGAACGTTACCAGCCACCACACACTTACCAATCAAGTTCATGATGTCAACGATGGTAGTGGTTGTAATTGGCTTGCCAGCGTTCTTATCCAAAACCTTGCGAATGTCACGGTGGACTTCAATCAACGGTTGAGGACCAGAGGATACGCCCCCGAAGCCCTTGATAGGCAGACCTTCCTTGCGAATTTGAGAGTAGTCAAACTTGATTTCTTTTGTCCCAAGGAAATAGGAGTCAATGAGTTGTCTGGTAGCTTCAACCCATCCTTCACGAGTGTCGGGGATGACGAACGTGTTGTCTTCACTTGCGGTGGGCTTACAGACTTCAATCTTTCCCTCACCTTTGCAGTCGAATCCAACGCCGACCCCAAGCATGGACATATCCATCAAAAAGCAAAATGCTTTGGACAAGTCCTCCTTAATTGTTGCGGTTGATACGAATGCACAGTTGTTAAGGGCAGCAAAGATGCCACGTTCTTCTGTGATTGGAGTGCCCATTGCCCACAGTCCCCGACCCGGAGGAAGGAACTTCATGTTGAACATGCGGTCATACATTTCTTGGGCAGATTTTTGTGCTTTCATGGCATTCCACCCAAGGCGATGGGTTTCAATCCACTTTTTCTGCATGTTAAACGTGCCTTCTACAACACGTTGCACGGTTTCCCACCATTTTTCGTTATCACCGTTCTCTTTGATGCGTGAATATGTTCGTAAGTAAACAAGTTCACCGAGGCCGTTGAATCCGAATGGGGGTTTGGTTCTTTTGTATTTGTCGAGGAAGGTGTCGGTCAGTCTGAATTTATCCATAGTGTAAAGTTTCGTTTGCATTTTAGCGTAACGTATAAGTAGATATTTATAGAAGGTAACGTTGCTGAAAAATTTTTCTCAGCAACGCACTTCAAAAGTTTCGGGAGATATTTAGTCTGAAGATTCGTCGTGCGTTTCTTTCCAACGCTTGCGAACGATGTCCTTCATACTTTCTTGAGCAGTCTTGGCCTTGGAAAGAATTTCCATGCCTTCAACCGAGTCTTTGTCGTAGATGTTGATTTTGCCACATGACGTGTCAAACTCGCAGGGGTAGATAAGTCCATCGGGACCGAAACGATTCTTCATCACAAGAATACGACCAGTGCCCGCCATCTTGTCTTCTGTCTTACGTGACAGCGACATGATGAAATCACCAGTCATGATTTTCTTGTAGCTTTCGGAAACGTTGTGGGCTTCGATGACTTCCTCTTCGTGTGCGCCACGATTCGACTGAGAAGCAGTCCAACCGGGAATTTGCAATTCACCGAGAACCGCACGAATTTCTTCATAGACACTGCCGCCATCACTGTAGGAGTTGGCATTCTTGTCATGAACAAACGGGCGAAGCAAGTCGGCATAATCCACAACCAACAGGTCAATCTTGATACCCATTATCAGTTGCAGACGGTCAATATGCATCTTGATGGTCGCTGCCGATGCAGTCTTGATGGGGAAGTATTTGATGAACAATTTGCCGGGGATTCCTTCGAGGGATTTCTTGACCGCAGGAATGTTGTTCCGAACTTCTTGGAAAGCGATGCCAGAGAAGATTGCATCGTAACGAAGGCCGACATACTTCTCATTCAACTCAAGAGTGATATGCATCACATTCTTGCCTTGCTTCATGGCTTCCGCACCAAGGCGAGCCAAGAACCACGACTTACCGCTACCAGCAGGAGCGACGATGAATCCGAGTTCACCCTTACCGAGTCCACCATCCAAATGGGTGTCAATGATTGGCCAATTGGTCTTAATCACGTCACGGGCGGCGGCAGAGAATCGCTGGTCAACGTCAAGCATGTAATCATGCCCAAGGTTGCGTTCCATACCCGCTCGGGAGGCTTCGTTGATGACATGCCAAATGCTGTCATAATCACCCTTTTTCAAATACTCATGAGCATCCCAAATGGCATTCTTCAACTTCTGGTTTTTACAGAATTGAAGAACGGTTTCTTTGATGTGTTCTCGGTCGGTGGACGATACGACTTTGTATGCCGCCGTGACTTGTGCTTTGACGGCTTCTTGGAGAACAGCATCAGGAAGGCGTTGAATTTCAACGGCGAAAACTTCCATCGTCGGGATTTCCCGATACTTGGGAAAGTATTCGGAAACGAACTTAACAATCCACTTGTGAGCGTCGGTCTCAAAATAATCGGGCGACAGAATGTCCACAATCCGTTCCAAGAACGCTCGGTCGGAGACGAGATTTGCGATACATTTTGTTTGGAACACTGGCCCGTAAGTCTTCAGTGTGTTCACTTCAGGAGTTACATTATCCATAGGTCTTCTTTCATCTTACTGCCACATCTTACCAACATATCGGTAAGGAGTAAACTTATAATAACTGGAACCCGAAAACATTGTGGCGTCTATTCTCATTATAAAAAATTGACGAGTCATAATTTCTGATGATTGGCTATACATCTAATCCAATTCAAGAAATCCTCGTCAGAAATAGACCATTTCATTTGATTTACTATTTTATGCACCCATCTAACATTTCCAATTACGTATCCTTTTGATGAATCAATTCGGTCTATAGAGGCAGTCTGTCCTTTACGAGTTAATCCCTTTCCAAAATATATTTCTACACCGCTCAATGCACATTTTCCATTTTGAATCAAAAAAAGATCCCACATAGCTTTTTTATCAAGGTCAAATACAAGTCCACGCTTTTTGGCATTTTTTTGAATCCCCCACCAAAAACTTCCAGAAATTCGCTCATTACTGGAATGATGATGTAATCTCATATGTTTGAAAATGGTGAAACAACTGTAGTATTAGCCGTAAGTTGCATGGTCATCCCGGAAATCATCAATGCGGACGCTACATTGAACTGTTCAGGAGTTATATCAATCCAGTTACCATCATTCGGCACAACACGGCTTAGTGTTTGCACCGTACCGAGCCATACGGTAGGATTAGCGTGTTGGGCAGCAAAAACATAACCATGTTTTTTGTCACCATACATCAATGATACCACAAAATCCCCTGTGCGGTTGATGTAAGATTTTCCGAAACGAAGCAGTTTATACTTTTTCATATTTATTCACAAATAACATTTACATTTTCTGTATCAAAAATAACAATTCCGGAACCGGAAAAATGACCATATTTAGTAATGTCAATTTTTGTTTCCCCAATTTCAGCCCAAACCTTCCGCATTTCTCCAAACATATCAGTGTTAATATCATCCAGATACAGAATACCCCTATATTTATTCTGTCGTAAAAACTCAAGAAACTGACGTTCAAATACACCATCATGTGCGGTATCAAGTGAAATGAACGGAGACCCCAAAATCATTGTCTGATGGTCAGACTTAAGAACATCACACACATGATAAGTAACATTCGGAAAAGTTACCTTTCCCGGAATATCTTCAATATCAAATGAATGAACAATTGTTTTTCCACTTCTTGCCATTGCAATCGCAGAGGAACCTACACGAGTTCCAATATCAATTAAAATTTTATTTTCAAAAAGACCCGAAATGTAAGCTAAAAACCGATAGTGTTCATATCCACTTTTGGATGAAAATGATATAGTTGGATTTGCAAACGACATATCAATTGCATCCAATACTTTATTATTTAAGATAATATTCATTCAGTTCTAGTTACGGTGTCCAGTGGATTAAATACTTCGCCTACCCATTGGGTATGGTTTGGTAAATTTGCATCAATCAAGTCCTCACGCACCAACTTGAAAAACGCTCCACGGTCGAGCCGAGGAATCTTATCTGTCTTCAAAACTTCGTTGCAATGTAGCTGTGCAACAGTAGTCAGCATCGTTTCTTTCAATTGCATCAAAGCGTAGTTACGCTCAATGATGGATTTGTTTTCAACGATTCGGCTGCAAACCTTGTATTTGTTCTTGAGTCCATCGGCCTTCTGCACGATTTCATCAATTGTATGAACAACTGGTTCATTCAGCCACGGAAAATGTTTAGCAATGGTCTTGTTGCCCGCACCCTCAATACCATTGATGTTGTCTGAGTCATCCCCGTCCATTGCTCGGAACAGGACGAAATTGTTTGGGTGGATGTTGTAATCAGTAACTACTTCGGCAGGACCATAAATTCGTTTTTTCGTTGGCGAATAAATAGCAATTTTGTCCGACGCCAGTTGTAGAAAATCCTTGTCCGAAGACATGATATATGTCTTCCGAGAATCTTTGAAGTAGTCCGTTGCCAGATAAGCTATTACATCATCAGCTTCTACGTGGTCAATGGAAAGGATGTTGACTGGCAGAACTTGTAGATAATGCAACAATCGAAGATACTGTTTGATGCAGCTTTCTTCTTCGGTCGTGACATCACTTAATTCTTCGTAGGCACGATTGAGGCGGATGCGTCCCTTGCGCTTCTCCTTGTATTCAGGAAAGATTTGGCGACGTTTGAAAGACCCGCCGACGCCATCGAACACAATGACGCAGCGGGTCGGTGCGAGTAGTTTAATGGCGTAACCGACCGATTTAAGAAAGCCAACTATGCCGCCTGTGTGATGGCCATTCTCATCCATTGCTGGGTTTGCAGACCAACAACGAATGAAGGTGTTCGTGCCATCAACTATCAGAATATCAGAATTGGTTGAACGAGACCAGTTCTTGTGAGCGTCCGTGACCTTGTTACCCAAGTTCTTAAGGATGCCCGAGAGTCGGCTTCTGTCTTCGGCTGAGAGGTTCATGTTAAAATACGTCGAACAGCAGTTGGAGTCCATTTACCAGAACGAGCCGTAGGAACTCCATCCGCATTAAGTTTTTGTGCGATTTGATCCAAAGTCATTCCAGAGCTACGATAACCTGAAAGTTCGCCTGACATTTTATCAACGAACGCCTTTCGTTTATTTTTGATGGTGATGATAGCTTTAGCAAACGCCGCTTGTGGCCGAGGGTTTCCAAGTTTTTTCCCTTTCAATCTAGCACGCTCGATTCCTTCTTTGGACAGTTGAGAAATACTGATATTTCTCTGACGGCAACCATGAACTTTGTCATGGCAAAGTTGGCATAATACTATCGTCTTAGTTCCTCCCCGAGAACGAGGAACAACATGGTGTTCCACCAAATTTTCAGAACTACCACATTCAAAACAAGGGTTCATGAATCAATGTTCTTCAAGACTTTTTTCGTTGCCTCTTGAGCAACGTAGTCTATGAGTTCACCAATGGTGATTTTTGTCCGAGGGAATTCCGCAGGAATAATCACAGGGGGACATTCGTCCCCCTGCGTTACTGGAAGTTCACTCATCTTTAACAGCGTTCTTGGTGATGTCGTCATTTTCGTTATCCGTAACCTCAACATCCTCAACGATTTTGGAGTTCGGGTCACGATACTTCATGATGTAATTGTTGCAGATGACCTGATAGATTTCTTCTTTCAGAGCGGCATCTGTGTTCACCAACTCGACAAACTTTGCCGTGTTGAATTGGAGTTCCTCACCACTTGGACGCTTGTAGGTGTATTTGGCCGCAGTGCCCGTGATAAGACCATTGTCCTTCATGTAGCCGAGCCAGCTTGCCAAGTCTTGAATGCCGGAATCGTAGTGAATCTGGAATGCAGCAATGCGGTAGTTAGGGCCGCAACGATTCTTGATGACTTGGGCCTGAGCCTCGACACCAATAACTTCGTCGCCCTTCTTGACCTTGCCGAGATTTGCCAAACGGAGGCGCACTGAACAAGAATATGAAAGTGCCTTACCACCGGGAGTAATCCACTTGTCACCGAACGGACCTGCATTCATGTTGTAACGCAGTTGATTGGTGAAGACGAGAAGGATGCGTTGCTTGGCAATGAGATTTGTAATCTTACGCATTGCCTTGCCGAGAATGAGTGACTTACCTGTGTTGTAGCCATCAATACCGTGGTCAGCTTCCATTTCCTTTTCAATGGAAGCTTGAGCAACTGAGTCCACGAAAATGGTAAGCAATCGGTCAGACGCAACTTTGCGGAAAGTGCCGATGACCAGTTCGAGACGGGTGAAGAGTTCTTCGAGAGTAGTGAATGCTACGCAAGGAACTTGAGCAACATCAATCCCGAGTGCTCGCCAGTAATTCTTGTCAATGGCGGATTCGGAGTCGAAGAAGATTGCTTGGCCACCACGCTTCTGTGTTTCGGCAATCAAGTGGCCGCAAATCAGAGACTTACCAGTTCCTTCCAAACCACTCAACTCGATGATTTTTCCGACGGGAAGACCACCGTGAGGGCGATTGGAAATTGCCAAGTCAAGCATGGTTGCACCAGTAGAAACCCATTCCACGATGTCCCACGGAGTTTCTTCTTCATCCAAGAAGTAAGCAACCTTGCTACCATCCTTTTGAGATTTGTTGATTTCCTTTTGAAGCAAAAGTGCCAAGTCGTCACGGGCGACTCCTTTTGTATCCAGTTCTACGTGTTTTGAAGATTTCTTTGCAGCAGCCATAAAATTTTGGGTTGAAAATGAGAGAGTAGGAATCTTGGGGAGTAGTGTTTGCTACTCCCCAAGATTTTGATTGATTGTTCTTCGGAGCGATTAACTCTTGAAGAATTTCTCGAACTCAGCAGCCATTGCTTCGCCTTGGGCGGGAGCAGCAGCCGTGGTTGTAGGAGCGGTAGCCGCTACGGGAGCAGCGGTTTGAGACTCCGACTGAACCTCTTGGGTGTCAGTGCCTTCAGGCGCAGCAGCGGCGTCAGCACCGTCTTCGGGATGCAGCCATTTTTCAACGGCGTCCTTGAGTTCTTCATAGGTTTTCAGAGGGAAAATCTTGGTGATTTCCGTCTGTTCCTTGACCTTTTCCATCAAGTCACGACGAGTCGGGTCAACGACGGGCGTCTTGCGAGGAAGAGCCAAAATCTTGGTTTCAGGGAATGCCTGACCAGTCTTGACGTTCTTCTTGTTGGAGACCTTCGTGAAGGTAACTTCGATGTCGTTACCTTCCGTGTAGGAGGTAATATCACCCCACTCAGGGTTGGTCATCAACTTCAAGAGTTCCTTGTAAACCTGCACGCCGAAGCCCCAATAACGAACACCTTGGTCTTCTTCACCACGGACGATGATGGGGACGTAAGTGCGAGGGGTTGCTTGCAGTTTCTTGGCGATTTCCTTCTCTTCGTTGCTGCCGCTAGAGCGGAGAACGTCAATGACTTCCTGAATCGGGTCGGGCTTGCCAAAGGTGGAAGGAGACAGGTAGTGTTTGCCACCGAGGTTGTAGTAGAACGAGAGTTCGATGAACGGAGACTCAGGGTTATACTTGTAGGGGACGATGCGAACCCGTTGGGTTCCTTCTTTTGGTTTCCAGAGAAGCTTCGAGAATTCGGAGGCTTTCTTACCGTCTTCAAATTCTTGGAGACGTGCGGCGAGTTTTGCAATGTTAATTGCCATAGTTTTTAATCAGATAATTGGTTTAAGTTAGATAATCGGAGTATCAATAATCAAAGATTACATCTAATCGAGTTATCTACTATACATATCATCCTATCACAGAAAACGAAAATTCACAACTTATTTTAAGTGGAAAATTTGGACAGATACTCTTTGGCCTTGTCAAACAACACGGGATTTTCTTCAAAACATCCGAGTCCACCGTTGCATTTTACGCATAACAGTCCTCGAATTTTTCCGGTTGTATGATTATGGTCAACTGCAAGTTTACGCTTATATTTTAACGCCTCCTTGCCGCAAATTGCACAACAGCCAGTCTGTAATCTAAACATCTCGATATAGTCATGTTCACTCATCCCATATTTTCTTCGCAGATGGAAGTTAGACATGTATGACTTGTCTCGCTTACGATTCCGATTTATTCGTTCTTTATTCTTCCGATAGTATGCTCGGTTGTAATCCTGAAATTTTATTTTATACTCATCCTTATGTTTTGAATAATACTCTGCACTTCTTTTCTGAAATTTCTCTTTATGCTTCAGATAGTATTGACGAGCATATTCTTGTCTTTTACGTCTCATAATATGATTTATCATTGGTAAAAAGCCTATACACCCAATATGGTAATTTTGTCTTATGGTCGAACTCAATACACCACTCAATACTATCACACAAATCTTTATATGCATTCTGTATTGCAACAAATGCATAATCTCCTACACCATAATAAGTAGTCGGCTTAGAAAACGGAGAAGATGTAACTATTTCTTTTATATGAAAACATTTATATTCGGGCATTTTTTCCACACTCCATGCCGCATGGTCGGTATCAGGAAATAACACATTACAAATAAACTCTTTTGTAAACCTAAACCTTGGTTCTACGTTTTCATATGTTTTGAACTTGATAGATGAGTCATCTTCAAGTAAAGATAAAAAATCATCTTCTTGATTGATGTTGGGGATTTTCTCAAGGGAATTTTTTACTACCCATTTAGGCATATCCAAAGTTCGTGCATCACAATACGCTTTGATTGTATCAAACTGTTCTTTGGGAACGTTAATAACTCTTCTCTGATTTTTTGATTTCATATGAATACATATGCATCAAATGTGTGAAAATGATTTTATATTTGAAGTGCTGTCACTCGAAGACATTGAAGATTTTCAGAGGAATAATGCGAACGGAGACTTCGCCCGTGATAATCAACGAGTTGGAATAGAGTTTCCAGTTGACCACGTAGGACTTGTCGGCCTTTCCATTTTCTTCTTCAATCAGACGATTCATTGCGTTCAACGTATAGAGCGTGTTGGTTTGCTTTTTACGATGAATCAGAATCGTGTTGGGAAATTTTGGAGCACCCTTTTGCATGTTCACAACGTTATACGTCAGATACACTTCCTTGGGGTTTTTGACATTGGTGAAGGCGAAAATACGCTGGCTGTAAACCTCGTAAAACTTTTGAACTTCAGCTACGACTTCACGGAAATCTTTAGTGGTTGTGAATGTACACAACAGTTGGCGATTGTCAAAGTCACTCATAGAATTGAAACCTTATTTACCCACTCCGTAAACGTATTTGATGAACACTCGGTTGTATAGTTCTTTCAGTTCAGGATATGGAAGGCTGTCCACCACTTTCACAATCTTCTCCCGCATTTCTCGGATGTTCTTCTCCAACTCAGGATTGCTGTTCTCACTCAATGCTGGGTCAACGGGATTCAATGCCGTATCATCAGTCGCCAAAATTTGTTTGATGACTTCTTTCTCTGCCGCAATTCTCTCAGGCCTTCTTGGTGCTTGAGGCTCTTGGGGTGCTTGGGGCACGGGAGCGGATTCTGGCTTTTCAGCACCACGGGGCGGTTCGACTGCCAACTCCACTCCACCTTGCTGAACCTTGTTCACAACGCCGCCAGCAGGCTCTTCCTTTGGGGCTGGGGCTTGTGCAGGCTCTTTGGGCGGCAAATCATCAGCCTTATCGGTCGGCTTCAAATCTGGACGCTTTGGCTCTTCTTTCGGTGGAGTAGAATTCTGCGGAGCCGGATTCTTTTCAAAATGTGTTCCCCGAGCAATAGCCTTTGCTTTGTGCTGTGGGGTTGGGAATGTGACTAGAATGCCATCCTTATTGTAGGCTTGACGTTCTGGGAAGCGTCCTTCAACCATGCGATTGGTTACAGCAACAGCGGCCTCCTGCGTAATTCCTCTCTTCAGGAAATAATCACGAAGAGCATTCATGTGCTCTTCTTCTTCTAATCGGAAAATGCCGTCTTTGATGCGTTCGTCCAAACAAACCTCGGCAAATACTCTATCAACAATGTTAGCCATACCTTTGAAATATAAATATGCCAAAGGATCGGCAAAAGAACATATTTTACAAGCTTACCAACTTCACGTCTTGATAGGTCTCGCCTATGTAAGTTTTCATTGGAAACGCCCCATCGAAACTCATTATTCGCCGAATATCGTTCAATGTCTTCAATCCATCCTCCTTATGGAAGTCATACAGAACTGCGTCGTAGGTGTAGAGAATGGCTTTGGTCTTTTTACCCTGCAAGTATTCTTGAACACTCTTGAGCTTGGGGATGGCAATCTCACCCTCTACGGCTTGAAGAATATAGTTGAAAAGCTTGGCGGGATTAGGGTCATGGATATGGTGGGAGGTAATCTTGCGTTTGAAGAGTGGTGTCTCAATATACCCATGCTGTTGAAAAAGTTCCCATTGTTCATTGATGAACGTTTTGAGATTTGCCAAGTATTTTATGTGAGCATATTTCTCTTCCACGCCGCCGTAGAGTTGGCGAAAAGTCAACTGCTTTGCATTGGCAATATCAGTTTCATCAACCTCTTTTTTCTGAAAGAAAAGCTTGGCGAGATACTCATAAATGTCAACGTCAACGTCAATGGGGTATTTCGTTAGCGTGCTGATAATCCGAGGATGAAATGCTGTGTAATCAATGACAACAATACGTCCGTCGTTACCATACCGAGAGCGGAAACATCGCCGACTACCATCTGATTGATTCAGTGCCGCATAGTTCACTCCACCATAACGATTGCTCGGACGCCCCGTGGCTGTATAGACGTTGTATTGACTATACACCATACCGTCACACTCCACGTCAAAATGTTTGTGGAACAAGTCCTTATCCACGTAAATTCCTTCCGACTCCAATCTACCAAGGGTTTCAATGATGAGCGAGTTAAACCGAGTGAAGGCCGTGTCAACCGTGAAATGTTTCAACATCTTTGTCAAATCGTCCGCCATCCCATCAAACGTTTCCAAATGCTTCACCATTGGTATGGCTTGATTTAGACGATTGTGACCGTGAGAGTTTCGTCTGATAAGGCCATGAGCAGGTGTCTCATACTCAGCAAGTTCAATGATTGAGTTGTCCATCATGTAGCCCGCAAGATTCGCATCAAGAACATTTTCAAGTGGCAAGAGTTGGTCAACAATCTTTTTGTCAAGTGCCCATTTTTGATTTTTGTGGATGCTCAGTTCCGCCAAAATATCTTGCTGACTGATAGTTGGAATAGAATCTGGGTGGCAGAAAGAAAACCCGTAAGTCTTTGATGTAGAAAGGTTTCGGATGAAGAGTAAAGAGGGTTTTGAGGCAACGGCGTGAACTTCGCCATCCGTGGGGACGATATGTACAATCCAATCACCTTCGAGATTTTCTCTATGAAAGCGTTGTAAATCCTCGTGTGTCTCTATCATCAGTCGAGCACACTATCATAAATGGTTACGCAAGTCAACTTGTTTTCGTGTTGATTTGGAGACGCTTCTTGATGTGTTCTCGTAGCGGGATAACGCCTGCGGTCACAGTGGTTGTCCATTTACTCATATCAATGGACTCTTGAACGTCCACGATTCGGAAAACAATGTTTTTGTGCGAATATGGCTCTGGCAAATTGCGAACCAAGAACATCATAAACGTTCTGAGACCCCCGATTCCCTGAATGGTGAATTGTGCCTGAATACCCGGCATGATTCCAGTGTATTTGGGATTTCTCTCTTCGTCACCATCATCCAACAACAACTTCAAAATATCCGAAGCGGGCAGACACAAACGACGAACGACGATGACGCCATTTTTGTTTTTCATCGTCATTTGATATGACCCTGCCATTGGGGATAACTGTTGAAGTTCAGTTATCGTCTTGTCAAAGTTATCAGTTGACGTCTTGATGGGTCTTGTGTTCTTCTTGTTTTCATCCATGAAGAGTCGGTCACGGAAATGGTAATCCAACAACTCATTTTCTCCATTTGTCAATGTCGTCTTCTTGTCGGGGTTGTTGGTTTGGGCGTAAATGGTGCGGATTGCCTGAGCGTTGCTCAAGGTAGGCTTAAAGCTAAGTCCTTGGAGAAGACTGTCGGCATCGAAGTAATCAAAGAAGTATGGAGTTCCACGATTTGCAGTGGTCATGAATCGGTTATCAACAATCTTCATCGTTGCTGGCTCATCTGGCAATAATCCATCACGTCCAGTACCGGATACAATTCGGAAGTCCCAAAAGTTTCCTGCCGCAATACTGATTTCGCCCAAAAGCTTTTCGATAAGCTGAGGGTAAGTTTTGATGCTTGAATCGTTTACCCATTTCTTGAAACATTTTGTGTTCAAGTAAAGATTCTTCAAAAGCCCGGCGTATCGTCGTGGGTATGGTTTTGAGTTGGGAACAAGTGATGCGTCGTTCAAAAACGGAAACTCAAACGTTTGGCCGCTTCCAGCCTTATCGTAACGTATCTTGTTAATCAACTCGTCGAGGTTATCTCGTTTGATTGCGTTTTGTGTGGGACGACATATTTTCTGTATTCGATAATCAGCAAGCATCCCCTTTGCTTCCGCTTCATCTTTCTTCATCCACTTCACCACTGGATCTGGATTGGTTGTTTGGTTCATTACCGAATCATAATCCTTCTCTTTATCCGAAGCGGACTCTAATGAGTTTCGCCCCGGAACACCGACGAAATACTTCGGAGCTTCGGCATTTGGAATGAGTAAAACTTCTCCATCGGATGAAATGAGATTTGGATGCCCGCTGATAACACAGTCGTCAATATCTACACGGAACATCTCTGCTCCTTTGTATCCCCTTGCGGGCGACACAAAGTAGTTGATAATCTCCATGACCAATCCCATGCTCAACCAAACGTCATCGTTCTTTTTTCTGTCAAAGTCTTCTTTCTTGTTGTCAAACTGAACGGTGTCTTGTTTCGTGTCGTTAATATCTCTGCCATAGAAAACCGCATAGATATACTCTTTCCAGTTTTTCTGATGGTGGTCTTGGAGATATGTCACGAAATCTTGCAACCCATCAATGTTGGCAGGATCCGTATCTTTAACGGATTTGAACTGTCCTAACGATTTCTCAACGAACTGCTTCATGTTGTCGAGAGGTCGCACGTCCTCGTCTTTTTTATCATCGGTTGGATTTTGTGCTGTGGCGTTGGAATCAACTACTAGACCAGCATAAATGCGGTCTTGTGAAGTAATTTCAGTCTTACACTTCAACTTGTTTCCATCGGCAGACCACTCGAAATGAGTAATCTTTCCGAAAAGGACATCGTAGTTTCCCTTCGATTTCAGAATGTGTTTGGTGTAAAGTGGGTATGGGTTGTTATTGAGCCGTTTGAGTTCATCAACTAAATCGAGGCGAATTAGTGATGTCGGGTCAAAATGATTCCATCCCCATTCCAAAACACATGTGATGCCGGGAACGAGGAAGTATGGAGTCATATACTCCAACTGTTTTTTGGAAAAGCAAGTCCATTCCACAGTTGCACGGCGGAACAGTTCTTTCTGGATTGTGACCGTGATTTTCTCAATCTCGGGTGGTGGAACGTGAATCGGATAGTCACTTGTATTGAGGTCGTTTATGATGGTGTGCGTTGTTCCTTTTCCATCAGGAACATATCCAATAACACCCTCTTGAACTCCACTTGTATTTTTTTCAAACCCGTAGCCACTGTAGAAGTTTTTTCCTCCAAAGAAGACAAACCCCGGCTTTGGAGGTTGCATGTCTTCACGGCCATAACCATTTGAGCAAAACCGAACCCACGGCGTCATTGGGCCTCGATATTGGTTCCACTCACCATCATCCTTGTCCCACTCTCCTTTTGCTCCTTCAATGAACCGAAAACTACGGTTGATTTTTCGACGATTAAGCTCGCCTTGGAGTTCTTCTGGGATGTTACATGGTTCCCACGGTATTAACGGCGTTGCCATAACTTATTGTGAATTCAGTCGGTTGAATTGGTCTATCAAATCATTGACATTGACAGGAATACGTAGTGTTAATCCGGGTGGAACGCTCAATCTTCCTTTTCCGAGGTTATTTGCCAAAGCAATCACCCAAAACAATGTGGGGTCTCCATAGTATTTATATGCCAAGGAATCTAAATAATCTCCTTCATTGGAAACAACTTGAATGTCGGTTGGAAGGGGCACAATCACAGGATATGTGGTAGTCTTATAGACTCGCTTTCCATCAAACCTGTTTTGAGTTGGTGTGCTCGTGTATCTCTTCATACTTAACTAAACTCTCTTTCCTGTGCAGCAGCTTCATCGTCGCTATAGATGGTCGCATTGTCTTTCGTCACAACAAGCGACTTATCGAGTGGTGTCATCTGTGTAGCACTCAAGACAGCATCGGTATTCCACCGATATGGATTATCATCTTGCCGTGGGGCATGTCCGAAGTTTGCACCACCAACAATTGCCCGTTCCTTTTCCAACAATACTGCTCCGACAGAGATTTCAATTTCCCGTGGCAGTTGGCCAAATTTCAAAGCAGACTTGCTCTTGATAAACGAGGCTAGGTATTCCCACTGCTCATTGTTTACTTGGTGTTGGGTCTCCCATGCTGCATCATCGGGAACAACAATGTTGATTGAGTTGATGAGTATTGGGTGGTCTTTATACATATCACCCAACGTCAGCATGACCATCGGAGGAACCATAAAGCGGTTATACGATTGATTCTGTTGCGAAAAAGTATAGTTTGCGGGTTTGACCAAAGTTGCAAGGTAGTTGATACGTTGCCATGTGGGGGCGAGTTCAATGATGCTTCCAATGACAATTTTCATTCCGAATGAAAGATTCCGAGTGAATCCACCGTATGAATACACCTTGTCACCACGTCCAATGAACTGCATGTCTTCCCATGAGGCTGCGAGACTTTCATTCAGCCCCTTCACGGTGCAACGGAATGGTATGTATTTCTCATTCACTACGTCATAGAAGAAAAATGCAATTTGGTCGTCAACATACGGTTGCCACTTGGTCCATCCCTTCACGAGTGAGTTAGGAACTTTCTGGTCTTTCCCAAGCACTGTCAAAGTGTTCAAAGCATCCATTCGTCCAGCCGTAGGCAGTTTAAGCGACTTTTCACCGGGGTTCGTTGTGAGTTTGTCATCTACGACTCGGGATGTTCTGTAATCCTTGAGGACACCCAATGGATAGTTCATTGGAGATTTTCCTTTTTCAGCCGTCTTGAAAAGTCGGTCATATCCCGCAGGGCTATCAGACTGTTGGTTGCTCGTGATAACTCGTGCCCCATCTGGAATTGTGACATCATAAACTCCCGTCTCCTTGATTTTATTCAAGAGTTTGGTCATTTGCAGGTTAGTTGTCCGAACAATGTCCGTATCGCTTCTCTTGGTTAAGAACCTTTCTGGTGGGTCAGCATAAAAGGAATAGTTATACATGATGTCGGATGCATCATAATCAGCATTGACCCTTTCACCAATGTTATCACTATATCGTATGCCCGGTTTAAGTTCGTTCGTACTCGCTTTGCGTTCATACCCGACATGACCGACAGTGGGGATGTACCTTCCACTTTCTATGGACTTTGCCGTTGCGTAAAACGCATTCATTCCGTCCTCATTCATGTAGCATCCAAATTGCCGCACAGAAACCTTGACGTTTTCTGAATCCTTACGCATCAAAGTTCCACCAGCAACCCACATCTGGAACGGAGGAGTTCTCGCCGACTTTAGTTCGATAGTTGGACTTGCTCTATCCATCCACAATCTGAAATTCGCATCAGCAATCATTTTGCCATATGTGCCTTCATCACTGCGATATTTCACATTTTCATCTTGGCGTTGAGGAATGAAGTTTGCAAAAAGAGATTTGATGAATCCAAACCCCTGCTTCTTTTTCCACATCGCATCTACATTGCCAACGCCCCCAATTGCAGTACCGGCACGGAGAAGTCCTTTGCCGCCAGATTTGGCATTGATAAGTGGAAGAGCACCACCCTTGGTTCCTGCTGGTGGGTTAATAGATTTGCCAAAAATGGCTGAACCGAGACCACCAAGAAGACTACCAGCGACACCCGCTAACCCCGCAGAAGTATCAAATGCACGATTTGGTCGAACAGTGTTGAATGCCAGACCCATTCCTGCTGCAACAATGGGTGATGAGGGGTTATAAATACGAGTTTCGTTGTATGGATTTCCAGTTTGAAGTAGGAACTGTTTGCCTAAGAAAATGATACCATTGCCAGAACCCAAGAATTTTGCGGTTCGGACAACATCAATTGGAGCAGAACCAATTGGAAAAACACGAGATTCATATCTCTTGAGAGCATTCAATCCCTTCTTGTTTTCATCGGGATAAACATACCAATATGGTTGAATGGTAAATCCCTTAATCAAGCCGCTGTTTTGGTCATAACTCACATAGGGAGAAAGACGATGATACAGGCTCTTGCTGTTACCTTCCCACAAAATTTGCAACTTACCCGGAGTAGGGAAGTGGGGATAATTCGACGGAATCGAAATTAACGATGGGGTCGGTTGAATTGATTGTTGGCTTCCCATAGGTTATACCTTATTCACTCCATAGCCACCACGGAATTCCGTTTGGCGGGCAATGGTTGCAGAAAGCAATTGGCCATCCACATAGAAACCAATCTTTCCTGATTCCAAATTTTTGTTCAAAATGTTGATGGACTCCAAGATGCTGGCCAACAATTTTCCATTATCCTGTGTGGTTGCTTGAGCCTCGGCAGTTTGTGCCTGTGCTGGGGCTTGAGTTGGGGTGGTAACTTGAGCAGGCTTCTCAGCAATTTGAGTAGGTTGAATTTGTTGTTGTGTAACTTTAGATTCAATTGAATTGGTCATTCCCCCAAACCCACCCCGAAGCTTTTCTGCTATCTTACCCATACCGGGTAGTTTGTCCGCAATCCATGCGAAAGCGTGTCTCCAAGGATATGTTATAGCATCAAATAACATTGTTTGAATAGATAATATTCCTTTAACAATTCGCAATCCGAGATTAGATGGTGAAAATCCAAGCCAATCTTTAATTCCATTCCACGCATTAGAAAATGTTTCTTTGATGACGGCCCCAATTTTGGGAATAACATTTATTATAGCTTGAACTGCACGATATACCAAATATAGTGGATTGGTCCATTTGATAATTGCTTGCCCAATTGGACCAATTGCATTCCACAACTTAGATATGAAATCCCAAATTTTGTCACCAAACGGTATAATTGATGTAAACGCTCCCTTCAATCCACCAAGCAATCCACCCTCTTTAAACCCACGAACAAATCCGCTGATGGCTTGGAATGCCGTGATAATCCATCCAATTGGGCCTAAAAGCTTAAAGAATGGAGCGACAAACTTGAATACCAACGGTGCCCAGCTTCCGATGAAGCCACCAACTTTAGCTATACTTCCAATCCATGAAAATGCTTTTTGAACAGAAGTAAAAACTTTTGCAATAAACGATAACTTTTCCCCATATCGGACAGCGTTCATTAACGAAAGAGTTACTTTATTTGATATTATTTCACCAATTTTTTCAAAAAATGAAGTCATTCCCATGAGTAACGGAACGGCAGGCATAATAGCATCTACAAATGATAATGCTCCATCAATAATAGGTAAAAACCATTGACTAACCCGAGCAAGCATCTGTTCCCATTTTTGAGAAATTGCAGTCAATCGTTCTTGATTTGCTTTTAGCATAAGCTGATACTCTACGTTTTTTCCGGCTGCTTGTGCTGCCGCTTCATTTGCATTTTTCAATCTCTGATACTCTTGGGCCATTGTTTTTATTTTTGGGTCGGAAGATGACAATGCCTTATCCATTTCTTCACTTGCCTGAACCATACTCAGTAAATCTTCCACACTTCTACCAGTTGCTTTAGCAAACGCCTCCATTTGAAACGTATCCATACCATGTGCAAAGTTTGATTGTTTCGCCAATCGTAAAATTTCTTTAGTGCTGCCTTCTATGTCCCTATTATATGCCAATTCTCTTGCTTTTTGAAGGTTAATTGAATGACCAAGTAATACGGAAGCCTCCATTTCATCTTGAACATTTTGTGTAAAATCCAAAAGTTTTCGAGATGAGCTTGCCGCCGAATTTATATCTGTTCCCATTCTTCTTAATTCGACTGCGGTTTTTGCCATGACAGATGGAAGACGAGATACCATTAGAAACGTAGTATCCTTCATACTTCTAAAATCTTTTGCAATCTGTGTAAAACTTACGCCCCCAGCGGCAGATAGTGCTTGAGCAAAATACACCATGTTATTCTGCGTTTCCATTGTAGTTCCAGACATTACCGCAAAATTACGGAGTATGGTGGTGGTGTCTTCTGCGGCGACTCCTAACTGAGCCTCAAGGATAGAAATTGTTGAAGCAACTTTTCTTGTAACGTTATGCATACTGCCCATTGCTTGTCCAGCCGAAATGATTGCTGAATTTACATTTTTAGCAGTAACTCCAATATGGGTATATTCTATAGAAACTCCTTGGACAATATCTTTCAAATGTTCAGATTGATCCCGAGACATTCCAACCGCTTTCCTAAACTCCCATGCTTCCGAATCCAATTTTTTGAATAGTGAAACAGCGTTACTCAAGAAAAACAAAAATACACCTAAACCCGTTCGGTTTATTTTGTTTAGCATTTCGGCTTCTTTTTCCCACGCTAATTTTCTCTGCAACATACCTTCCAGAGATAATTTGGCCTCGTCTCTCGTCGCCGCATCAACAATAGAATGAGACTTTTCTTTTAAGGTTGTAATTTGAGATTCGAGGTTTTTCAATTTGGATTTGAGGGTCATCTCATCCTTAAATCGGTCAATAACATTTTTTTTAAGAAGTCCCTCAACCCCAACCATTTTTTGAAGAACATTCACTTCTTCATTATATGAGTCGGTAATCTTTTTCTGAATATCGGCTACATTAAGCCACGCAGCACCAAGTTCCTGAACCTCGGTTTTTTGAGAAATAGCGGATTTGATGTCAGATGTATAAGTGTCAGCCATGATTATAAATAGTTGCAACCCTTGAGATTTGTGCTATAATCCAACTATGAAATCTCATATGCCACACACACCAATTTCCCTTAAACGAGAGTTGAAAATGATATTAAAAATCATTGAAGACCGGAAATCGAAAGGATATAAGCATTTCGTTTGGCCTGTTTCTTCGTATTATAATAACATTCCAAACCATCAAATATGGCCTATCTTAAGATATTTGTTCAAGGCGAAATACACCATCGAATACTATGAGGGTATAACGATAAACGCATACATCATTCAATGGTAACTTTTCCTTGACTTTTTATAGCAGTCTGCTATAGTGAGAACATGAAAACAGAAAACTCAAACGAAACTATAGTAGATAACATTTTCTCCTTACTGAAGAGTATTGGAAGTCATCTTGCCATAATGTTGCTTCTATCCTGCTTCGTCGGAGGATTAGTTGCCCCGATGTTTTACCGAAGTCTTGCTGAAGAAATCCAATATCCGTCCCCATCCTACTATATCAAACTCACCATTCTAAAAATTGGATTGTGGGGCATTTGTGTTGTTTCTTGGACAATTCTGGTCGTGGCAAACCTAAGACATATCAGTGCCATCGGGTAAATCCTTAAACCCGTGGACCAATCTGCGGGCCTTTAACGATTTTGGAAGAGGATGCCCCATCCTGCATACCTTGGGCTTTCTCGTATGCCGCCTTTTCTTTTTCCTTGTCTCGGGTGAGTTTGCGAATGTAGAAAGACCTGTAATGCACAGGCATGGTATAAACGGCGTCATATCCCAACTTGCCAATGTTGGCCAAGTCGTAGATTAGTTCGTGGAGATTGACCTTATACTCATCCGTTAGGCCAAAAAAAGGACACGCCCATCGGCGTTTCCTCCTTCCGTTCCAGACCGCAATGAGAACACACGAAATCAAATGTGGTGTCAATGTCAGGCATGGTATCACGGATTTGGCGGCGAAGGGCGAGGCTATCACGGGCTTGCAGTTCATCATTGATGAACTTGACAATACGAGCCTTGGATGAATCGCCTTCAACACTTGTGATGATGTAAGAGAGACGAGTGGTAACTTCACGGCTAAGGTCTTTGCTTACCTTTTCCAGACCCTTCAACTGAGCCTCAATCGCATTTTCATCTTTCTTAGTCAACATTTTGTATGTGACCGTGATGCCAGTGTGAGGAAGTTTGAAGGTGAAGTTATTTTCGCCTCGGGGAAATTGTGTTTCGTCAAATGGCTTGTTGTCCGTCTTGGACAAATCAATTGACAGAGAATTGTCTTTGCCACAACGACCACAGGTCAAAGTGGCTTCATACATGTCACCATAGGCCAGCCGACGCAAAGCAAAGAATGCTGCGTTGCGGTCGCCAATTAACATGTCGTCCAATTTGATGGTTTTGTCAATGACGACAGACTCCAACAGCTTGTCCAGAACGATGTTCTTATTGATAAGGTTCTTGGACGTGAGGATGTCTTCTTCCTTGGCGGTCATCATCTTGAGTTCCAATTGGCCGCTGGCCAAAGGACTCTCAGGAGGATAGAACCAACCCTTACTTGGAAGGCTGATAACCTCGGTTGGGAACTTGGATTCCGCCTTTTGTGGGGGTGGAACGGTGGCACCCACGCTTGGGCGGGTGATTGAAATAACTTGTTGCGGCGTATCTGACATATAGTTGTGACCTTTTCAATACATAGACCGCCATTCGCTTTTTTTTCACTTTTTCTTACTAAAAATATATTTATAACCATGAAATATATTCGTCAAACTAAACCATGTCCCAAATGTCAGACAACAAAACCTATTGATGAGTTCTACTTCAACAAAGTTCGCCAAGTTTATCTATCGTGGTGTAAGTCATGTGGAAAAACAAGAGCAGTTCAAACACGCAAAGATTTAAGAGAAAGTCGATCTCCAGAAGATTTATTGACAAAAAGATTCTATGACTTAATATCATCGGCTATGCAACGGAAAAAGAAAGGGGTTAAGATTCCATTCTCTCTAACAGTTAAAGATGTTCGTAAAAAATATCAAGAACAAAAAGGAAAATGCTTTTATACCGGAGTGACGATGAAAATTCGACAACAAGATGAAAAAGAAAGAAATCTATTTGCAATGTCACTCGACCGTATAAACTCTACCGAAGGATATACTCCAACAAATGTTGTTCTTTGTTGTTGGGGAATCAATTCCTTCAAAGGAGTTGAAACAGTTTCGGGAATGTATGAAGCATTAAAGATGTTCTATGAAACCGCAGTGCAACACAATAAATTTTAACACAACCGTTATTCGAGGGATGCACCCTTGAGTTTTTGAAGGTCTTTGGTCAGAGTAGGAACTTCAAATCGTTTTTGTTGGTCAAGCTTCTTCTTATTGAAATCCATTTCTTTCTTCTTGGAATCCAATTCGCTTTGCTTTTGCTTGATGTCCTTTTGACGATTCAATTCTGCCTCACGTTCCATACGTGCTTTCTCAGCAGGGGTTTGGGCGTCCGTTGGAGGAACTGATGGGTCAAGGGTTGGGTCAGAATTGACCATCTGTTGAACGTCTGAAGATGACAAGGAAGCGTATTCCTTCAAAATGTTTCGGACGATTCCTTTAATCAATGTTTCGAGTTCGAGATTTTTCATCTTGGGTCGAGAGTTTCGTTGACCATGCGCTTAATCAACTGGCGAATTTCTTCATCAATCGAATTGTCGCCAAACTCAACTTCTGGTTCATGTTGTGAACGGTCGTTGAATCCCGGGCTTTTTTGAACGTATGCAGTACCCATTGTTTCAGGGTCATATTCTGCTGGGTCGGCTGGGTCGGTAGAGTGATAAGTTGAAAGTTCGCCAGCGGCCAACTCTTCAGGATTTACGGAGGCGTCTTTGGCAACGTCAATGCTGCTATCAGCCATCAAATACAATTCTTCGGACTGTGGGTCATATTGGCCGATGTAAAGAAAAAGTGGAGTGTTTGGGTTATCAAGTGCCTTTGTCACCGCACGAATAGTGGACAGTGCAACCTTTACCTTTGAACCTGCCATTGCTGATGCACGGCTGTAAAGAGTGCGTTCGATGGAAGCTGGGTCTTTCTTTCCACGAAAATCCAATAGTTTGATTTCAGACTTTTCCCGAGGATTGACTACGTTGATGCCCTTGATTGGCTTAAGCTTTGGAGTTTCGGGTTGGGATGGCTTTGCTTCGGGCTGTGCTGCGGCTGGTTCTGCTTTTGGCACGGCTGGTTGGTCGGCTGTTCCTTGACCATCGGCGGGAGGGGCGGCTGCGCCTTTTGTTTCATCCTCATCTACTCGTGAATTTGCACAATTGGCCTTACCATTGTTTGAATTACACTTGTAAGCAATGCCTTTTTTGGTCTTTACAGTTGTTACCCCACTACCACATTTGTTACACCATGTCCCATGTTTGTCGGAATAAAATTCCTTGTCATTTACAGGTGTGATGCCATGCGCTTGAGCAACAGTTTCTACACCTTCATTGAGTTGTTTTAGGACTTCCCGAGTGCAAGCACGCACAAGGTATTCAAGCAATTGTGGTTTCATACGCATATAAATATCGTTTCGGGGGTCTAAAGCTTATTTTTCTACCACCCAAACCTCGATAACCCTATGGTCAATCAGGTTTTCAAACCGTCTGTTTCTAAGCCAAAAATCGGCCTTTCCACCAAATTTTCTGCTTCGTTTGATTTCTTTGGGAGAAACAACTTGACTGCCCATATATGTGAACCCCAAACTTGAAACAATGTTCCCAACCTTTTGGCTATATTCTGGAACCAAGATGTCTAAATCGTGGTCGGACTTGCCCTTGGTCTTTACTGACCCGACAATCTTCCCGCCAATTTTTTCGGCGAAGGGCTTTGCTTCATTGTATGTCCACATGTCAATAAATATGAAAAAACCCCGCCAAACGGCGGGGTTTGCGACTGAGGGTTTACTTAATCTCGATTTTCTTTACCTCTTCCTTTTTAGGGGATGGGGTTACTTTCTTGAGGCTGACTTCCAACAAGCCGTTTTTAAACTTTGCGTTTACTTGGCTTTGGTCGAGATTATCATTCAACGTGAATGAGCGACAGAAGGATGACTGCTTCAACTCCCGATGAACGTAATTCTTCTTTTTCGTTTCATCTTCCTGACGTTTTTCTCCCTTGATGCGAAGGATGCCATCTTGGATTTCAACCGATACTTGGTCTTTGGTCAAACCCGGGATTTCCGCTTCAATGACCATTTCGTTTTCTTCATCCCGAATGTTGACTTTCGGATAGGTGCCCTTTCCAAAGAAATCTGCTCCGAGGTCGGAGTGGAGTTCTGGAAAACGGTTTCCGAAAATTTCATCGAAGAACGATGAGAATGGGGTCAAAAACTCGTCTCGATTGAAGAGAGACGGAACGGCAGGATTGTAACGTGTTAATGCGTTTTTCATAACGTGTACCTTTCTAACAACAATGGTTTGTCTGTTAAAAAATCCTACCCTCACAAGAGGCGTAAGACTTGTCATCGTATATGACACCACATAAATATCAAACGTTCAAAAGAAGTCAACTTTTTATAAGACGAAAAAACCTCGCCCGAAGGCGAGGCTTGTATAGCTTGCGACGAGAATCAGTATTGGAGGATGGCGTAGTCGTAGGACAGATTCATCGTAATGATAACGGGGTCGCCGCCATCTGTCCAGTTGAGTTCACCACCATCGAACGAGGTTGGGAAAGCACCCTTGAGAGTCCATTCTTCAACCTTGTCACCGACAGGGCCAAGAACGTCAATGGTAACTTCCTTCTTGTAAAAGTCTTGATAACCATCACGGCCAGTCACGGATTCGTGGGATAGACGGAACCACTCGAATACGGTCTGAGCACCAGAAGGAACGATTGGGTCGAACAACTCAAGCGTGATTTCTTGCCAAGTTGTCTTACCCTTATAGAACCACTGCAAGTTGATGTAATCAATCGTCTTGCGTTCCTGTGTCCACTTTGGACGGTCGGTCTTGCGGATTAGATACGTTGGGATGCCATCCACATACATCAAGAAGCGATTCTTGGTCTTGGGTTCCCAAATCGTATAAAACATTTCGTTGTTTGTCAGTAAGTCTGCCATAGGTTATTTTTTCCTTGTGGTTCTCGTCTATGGTTATAAATATATGCCAATGAAGAAAAAATCACGCATATTCTGCAATAGCAGCCAATGCTTGTGCCTTTTCACGTATTTCAAAGGTTTGACCATCTACCCATATCTCCGACACAGCCGTTTCGAGCTTTTTTATACCTTTACCAACAAAAGCAATCTCACTCTCATCCCTTGGGGATGGTGGCATTCCTTGGTCAATTCGACGCCAAACGTAGTCATAAGTCATGGCATCCACTCCCAACGACGAGAGATAGTTGTAAGGAAGGTAAAATTCGTCTCTGCCCCATGCGCCCCGTGGGACTCCATGTTTGATGCAAAACTCCACAAACTCGTCTTCGTTATCTACCTCTGGTTCCATGCCAGAGCCGGGGAGTTCGGCCAAAAGTTTGGTCAAGAACTGGTCGAGCACAATGAGGTTAATACCCTTTACCGCAAATTCAACGCCAGTATCGCCATGACCATCAGAGAAAAGATGAAGAACTTCGGAGTTGACTGAAGTGCTGAGAGTTTCATACTCGGCTAGTTCTCCATGCTCCGTGCCATGAATTCCATGAGTCAACATGTCTTTCAATCCATCGGCAGGAGACCCGTGGTAAACTGTGCCGTCAAAAACATGCCGACAGTTTTTGAGAATGTGCAAATCCAAACTTTTGTTTGGACGTTCAGCATGGCGAGATTCACAAACAAGATGTTTGAGGGTAATCATAACATCCCAGCAATTACTTGGTCAACGAGTTCATTGATTGCCTCTTTTTCAGTCTCAGTCAATTGTTCAGATGGCATCTTTGGAGTCTTTGGAGCATCTTTACTGCGAATCTGCCAGCGGTGGTCTGGAATATGCAACCTATCATCTTCGGGAACTCCTGCACCATAACCTTCAGCGACTTCATCTTTTAGAGCGGACCAGTCACCTACAATGTCTTCGTTCCAATACATTATTTGGTCAATTTGTTTGCCACGAAAGAATGGATGATTGCGGATGAAATTTTCGGTCTGTGGATTGTTATCCCACTTTGTTCCTTTAACGGCATCAGTCACAAGAATATCCATTCGGTTAATGTTGCTGTTATCAGGAATAAGCATCAATGACAAAGCTTCTGGCAACTTCAATTGCGTCTTAACATTGTTGTGGTATGCTTTTTCTCGATTCCATACATAGATGTCTTTATCTGTCAATAATGCTCCAATTTCATAGTGGGGCTTACATTCCCGAAGTTCTTTTGTAGTTGGGTTCTGAAAGATTTCAACATACGTTGGACCACGACCATAATCAGTTTCAAAAGAATGGACCATTCTCTCATTGACTTTCTGCATCATTCGGTTGACATCGCCGTAAGAATATCCAGAATCATAGCCACCTTGTTCAGCAACAGCATTCAGAGTAGCAGTCCCACCCTCAACAAAAATTGATGCTAAGTCACTGCGTTGATGAACAACGTTTAATGCTCGGTCACATGCGTAAAGCTTTTCCTCGGGCGTGTCGGCCTCGAAGATTTGGTGGTAGATTTTTTGTAACGGTTTCATTCCATAGTCGGAAATGTTCTCGAACCGCCAACAATTTTTATCCCATTCCTTCTCCGAAAACTCAATACCGCAATTCTCCAACACTTCTTCGGGCATGTGATAGTTGGTGCTGTGGCCTGCAAACTCATTGGACACATAGAGACGTGCAATGTTCGTCAATATCTGGTCTGCAATCTTATCAATCGCATTCTCATGAACTATGTTTCGTTTCCCGAATATAAGCCACGTTTTCTTCAATAGTGATGCGGGAATGGTTTTCCAAGGAATAGGGGTTGTTCCGGGGTTTTCTTTTAGAAAAGTAGCAATCTCACACATTTGCCTGTCCCGTCGTTCCAAAAAATCAGCAGATGACCGATAGTTTGGGTCACGTTCATAGCCAACGGATTCATTTACAGCCTTGAAGAACTTTGCACCTTTGTCGGTTGTGCTTGAAGTTTCAAGCTTGGCCTTTGGGAAATTCTTTTTCAGAATCTCAATCATCTTACGGGCAATGCTGTTACGCTGCCAGCCGGGGCGAACCGTAATCATGTCAATGTAAATCTCATTCTCATTGGAATTACCTTCGACAACGCCGAGAATATGTTCCGTTCCGGGCTTCTGAAACTTTTTCTTCCAGATGTCGGTGATTGGATTTCCACCTGAATGAAACGTGCCACGAGGAACCATCAAATATGGAATCTTCCCATCTTTCATGGCTTGTGCCGATTCATCGGAATCCATGAAATACACCAACGTAAACCCGGGTGCGAAAAACCCACCCGTATCTGACCTGAAAAGCACAACATTCCCGCTCACATCTTCAACCGTAGCATTTTTCAACGGGTTGTCATTGGCAAATGCCTGTTTTCCTTGCAACGAAATGTTAGCCATTTCAGCCACGGGCTTATTGATGTAAGCAAGACGACGTTTGATTTCATCATGGAAAAGCTTCGACTTTTCAAGTGCTCGTTTACAGCCTTCAGAATCTTCATGAGCACGAGCATAACGCCATTCACGTCCAGCCTTCTTCATCAACGATTTCAGGTTGTCAAGCGTCATCATTTCCAAATCGGGAACGAGTTCATTGTCGGGTGACAACTTTTGGGGAGCAAAGGGGTGAGGGTGGCGGTCTTTGATGTCTGCCTGTGTGACTTCTTCAAAGTTATACATGTTTTTGTGAATCGGGTTCACAATGCCACGCTTTGTCAAAAAGTCGGTCACTTTGGATTTGCTTTCTTCTTCGGGCTGCGTGTTCCACAACACCCTATTCTTCTCAGCATTATACCGCCAGTTGGTCGAATTCATTCCTGAAATCAACCCGGGAAAATCGTTATGCATGTAGAACTTCACCTTACCTGCTGGGACGGGTTCGCCACGCACTTCTCCATCAATAATACTTCCGATGTAATCTTTCTTGGTCATGGTTGGGGCTTCCGCCTCGTCCACTGACATTTCCTTATCGTAGGCAACGATGATAGCATCCTTCAAAGTCTTGATAAGTCCCTTGGCACGAAGAATCTTGTAAACAATGTTCTGCGTGCTCAACTCTCCTGCGGTGTCCAAACCATGCTGGCGATAATCGTCCAGATAGTCCTTTGCAGTCTTCATCTTTTCACGGTCGCCAGACTGAATAGCACTCTCGACAAATTTCTTGATTTCAGTGTAGTGAACTTGAATCAATGGTTTGTTCACTTGCACATTCATCTTTGTTGGCTTACGAATCCATGCGTCTTTCATCAAGGAATAAATTCCCGTGACGTGTGGTTTTTCGGCTTTGACACTTTGAATGTTGATTTCGACCTTGTGGCCTTTTACGGTCGCATTGTGTTCGAGATTCCATTGTGCCCCAGCGG